TAACTAAATTATTTATTACATCTGTATATGTTTGAGTATGATTCATTGCCGGTGATTGTGTTTCTTGTTCCCATGATCCAACATAAGTGAGGTTACTATCCCTATCATCATAAGTAACCTCCGCAACCTCCGGTGGAGCAAACACGATAACATTATCTTGCATAAACGTATTAACATTATGAAGTTTTAATATAGAATTAATATCCATTATGCCACCAACTTGCTTGTGATAACTCCATCAACATCATAAGTTATAGTCCATACTTTTGTACTAGAAATTGTAGTACCAAGAGCATCATAGTAATTAAGTGTGCAAGTCTGGTAATATCCATTCACATCGGCATTTGTTAAAGTGGAGTTAAGATACAATGTAGCATCTGCTCTTTTAAAATTAACTATTGTATAAAACTCGCCAACCTTTACAGTAGCGTAAGAATTATAATCTACTTCCGCAGTTCCACCGCCAGTACCGGAAGCACCAGTTAATCCAGTATCACCTTTAACTCCTTGTATTCCCTGGATTCCTTGCGTACCTGTTCCGGTAGTTCCTGTTAATCCAGTATTGCCAGTTAAACCTATATCACCCTTAACTCCTTGAATACCTTGAATACCTTGAATACCAGTATCACCCTTGACTAAAGTTGGTTTATTAGCTAAATCATTATAATTTATTTTTCCATCATTATCAGCATCATAAGTTGTTTTAAGCATATCGCCACTACCAGTACCACTGCCACTAGCACCAGTTAATCCAGTGTCACCCTTTAGTCCGGTAGCACCAGTTAAACCGATATCGCCCTTTACGCCTTGAATACCTTGTGTTCCAGTTGTGCCTTGAATACCCTGTGTTCCAGTTCCAGTTAATCCTGTAGAACCAGTGTCACCTTTTACACCTTGTATTCCTTGACTACCAGTTAATCCAGTAGTTCCGGCACCAGTTGCTCCGGTATCACCTTTTGGCCCTTTAAACGGAATAGGATTAGACCAATCTCCCGCAGTATCAGAATTTTTAATATACAAATTACCAGTATCAGTTGCTAAGTAAGAAAATCCAGTTACTTGTGATCCGTAAGTATTTCTATCAATCAACAAACCAGTTACATTAACTGTAAAATTATCGCCTTTAATGCCTTGCAATCCAGTAATACCTTGAATACCTTGCGCACCAGTAATACCTTGAATACCTGTAGCACCAGTTGCACCAGTTGTTCCAGCTACACCATCTACACCAATTATTCCATCTGTACCATTTGCACCTTTAGCTCCCGGAATACCTTGAATACCTTGATCACCTTTGAGTCCTTGAATACCTTGTGTTCCATTAGTACCAGTTAATCCGGCTTCGCCTGGAATACCCTGAATACCTTGAACACCTTGTAATCCTGTTGCGCCAGGAGTAAGAGCAATATTATTAATTTCATCAACAGTTTTACCTAATTGATTTTCTATTAAATTCATATGCGCTGCATCTGCCGGAGTTACACCATCAACCCACAATGTCTGGGAATATTCGTTCATTATTCAACCACCCCTCCTATTAAGAAAGTACCAATTTTTTGACTACCTATTCTAATAGTCTTTGGACCTACTACTACATTACTATTTTTATTATTTTTTAATATTAAACTCATTAATTTAATATCCATAATCTTTTTCATTACATTAACCAATATCGCACTATCGAAGTACCACTAACCGATTTACAATATAAATTATCAAACGTTCCTTTACGGTCTTGCAATGGAAGCATTTCACCAGATTTATATAATTGATAATGTAAATTGTCGTTAATACTTATCATACAATCAGTATCAGACGTAATTATTAAAGTTGAAGAAAGATCACTATCTATAGCAGTCGCACTCTCGGTTATTGTTGCTGAAATAATACCTGTTTTAATCATATTAAATCCTCCATTCTTTTATATAACATTTAGAAAAATATTAAAAAAATAAAGGAAGAGCAATCGCCCTCCCTATTAATTAAACTGGTTTATTACCTATGATCCATCTCCAATCATTGAAACCATTGCTAAACCTCATATATCCTCTAATCATCCAATTGTCAGTATTTAGGTCTACCCATGACTTAGTTTCTAATTCTGTTCTATCTATCCAGAAAAGATTTTTCTTCATGCTACGAGAATCCACACCATACCAGCCTTTAGCATCATCCAAGTAATCAGAAATTATTAATTTATACTTAGAGAATTTAGCATTTACGTTGCCATTAGGTGTTCCAAGTCCATTAGGTGTTCCAAGAATTTCCCAAGCAATGTCTCTTAACTCGAAAGGAATAACAAGTGTATCCATTTTGAAATTACCTTTAATACCACTATCAGTTACAAAGTTCTTGAACATATTTTCAACTAAAGTAAGATTTTCAGGTGTAAGTGCAAATACTGTAGAATTACTTTGTACTTTACCTTTCTTAGTCTTTGAAGGATGTGTAGCAGATACTAGACATTTACCATCAGCTCCAAGTAATGAATATTCTTTACCATTAACAGTTTTGTAAGAATCAGCAGTACAGAAGTTAAAAGGTAAATGAACAAATTTTTCTTTTGTTCTGTTAGCACTATCCATAAGATTAGCAGCTTGATTTTTCATATCAATTAATTGTGAATCGTCTATTGTTTCCCTTTTAATGGAAATACCTTTCTTAAATACCTCTGGTACGAAAGTTTTAGTATATCCTTCTTCCATACCTTCAAATGGCACCTCTGCATCTGTCATTTCAAATTCACCGATACCGGTCATTCCTCCGATGGATTCTGAATAATGTTTAGAGTTTTGAACCGTGTAAAATTCTTTAAGTAATGAGTCAGCCGCAAAATCTGCTTCCTCCTTAATCATATAGGCCATTAAAGGTCCTTCAAATCTGCCAATAGCTAAATCTATTTTTCCCGCGGTAGCTTTAATTATCAATTTTATCACTCCTAGTTTTTATTTTTGTGCATTAAAAAAAGTCCTACATCAGCAGAACTTCTAAATTAAAACGTTACTATTGCTTTTTTATTAACTGCATCATACCCAACTATCTCAATCTTTCCGGTAGTTAGATTTGCAGCATCAACACTTAATCCATCTGCGGATATTGCAGCAGTTTGCACACCAATTGTAGGTGTTCCTGTGCCTGTAACATCGCATTTATATCTATTGTCTTTTCTAACCTTTAGATACTCGGTTACTACATTAGTGCCAGCCACCGTATCGGCATTTAGGATTGCATAAGGTGTTACAAGTGGTGTAGCTTTTGTAAGCCTACCAGCAACCACCATGACTAATTCACCGGACACCCCAGCTTCTGCATCCTTCATTAATATTCCACTCTCTGTTAACATATTTGGATTGTATATCGCACTATGAAAATCAAACATTTATTTTCCTCCTTTTAATTGTCTTTCAAATTTTATAGCTTGCTTTTCAGTAATCCCCATTGATTTATAAACAGACATTGTATCTTTGTCTATAAATACATCATTAGCAGAATTAGAGTTGCTTTCTTTTTCTGTTTTTAAATGAGACTTAGAGCCAAGTTTGTTTAAAGTTTCTTGCCTGGCTATTTCTTTTGTTTTTTTAGTAGATTCTTTGGAAATCTTTTCTTCGTTAATTACCTTATAAGCAGTAGTTAAATTAACACCTTTATCGTAAAGGTCCCAAACATCGTTTGAAATGTCTTCTGGCTTAGTCACAAATTGAGGTAGTTTACTTTGCAAAGCATTATACTCAGCATTTAATCTAACTTCATCAATAGGCTTTTCTTTAGTCTCAGCACTTTCCTCTACATCTTCATTTACTTCTGATGTTTTAGCAGCTTCTAACATATCTTTCATGCTCTGGTAAGTAGGATCAAGTTTAACTGCTTCTTGAATAGCTTTAACATCATACCCTTTTTCTTCAAGCTCTTTGATCTTATTTTCACTGATCTGGCCATCCATTGTAGTTAGATAAGATTCAAAACTATCAAGATTGAAATTATCCTTTGCCCACTTATTATATTTTTTCTCTTTTGCTTCAAATTCTTTTTGTTTAGCTTCAAAAACTTTCTGCTTTCTTCGCATATCGGCGAATTTAGCATTTGTTTTATCACTTTGCTTATCGTCAAGAGTTTCTTCTTTGTCAACTTCATCCACTACGTCAGCTTCTTCGGTTTCCTCAGTTTCTTCCTTAACTTCTGTGTCCTTAACTTCTTCATCATCCTTTAGCCAATCCGGTGTTTCATCATCCTTACCGCCAGTGAAGAAATTTTCATCATAAACAAATTCGCTCGTATCACTTTGCAGTTCGGTGGATTCTGCCTTATCACCTTTTTCAGCAAATAGTTGTAAATTCATTACTAGTTTTGGTACTATATTTTGAGTAGTCATATAATCCTCCTAATTTTTACCCATTAAGGTGGGAATGTATTATTGCAATTGAACATAGTCTTTGCTACGTGTCAGTTAAATTTAATTAAATTCTAATTAAGTTAAAACGAAAAGTAGTTAAATTTGGACATTAAAAAAGAACTTACAATTAAGTAAATTCTATTTCTTACCGCCTTTACCACTTCTTAAATCATTGCCAGTAATCCATACTGAGGTTTCTGCTGCTTGACCTGTTGCTTTGCCAGAAACAGATTTCGTAGATACTGGCATTTGATTGCCTACACCTGGTTTTGTACTCATATTATCACCTCCTTTAATATCACTATATAAAGAAAACACCCATAAATGAGTGTTAAAATAAGCCTAATTGTTGTATACCATCTTTATAGCCAATCCACTTATATATTTTTTTTAATCGTTTTTCTGAAAAGTAAGTTTGCTTGCGGTACCATGTTTCCATATCAGATTTATTTTTACTAGAATTAACAGACATTTCACAAGGAACTATATTGTGTTTACTAAAATAACCACCTTTTATTAAAGGAATTACATGGTCCTGAGTTGAACACGATAGTGCCAGGCCTGTGTAAGCATCTTTGTTCCCAAAATAAATTAAGCATTCTTTCCACTCTTCACATGTTAAGGTAGCAATGGCATTTCTCCTTAGGCTACGTCTACGGTTTCTATAAACACTAACTTTAGCGTGATTTTTTATAGCCCATGCCTTTTCTAATTCTTTGCACTTATCGATATTATTATTTCTATATTTCTTTGAGCCTACGGTTAAACATCCTCTGCAAGGTGAACTAAATTGGTTATTCCTGGGTGATACTTCCCTAAAATATTTAATGGTCATCGGAAGTTCTCTATTACATCTAGTGCATAATTTATAGCCAGCTTTAATAGTTATAAACTTTCTACCGGCGCACTCTCTACATTCTGCCCTCAATTTATCAGAAACAAGACCATTTTTATTAAAATATCTGTTGCTGGTAGGTAAAATTCTTTTACACTTTGAACATACTTTGCACTCTATACCATCAACAATAATGTGTTTATCTTTGGATAAGTAAGGCTTTTTTATTTCTTTGGCTTGTTTTGCTTTTCTAATTTTAGAGTTGCACTCTTTGCATTGATAATATAATCCATCAATTGCTCTACTAGCTTTGGTAAAATAATCTAGTTCTTTTAATTTCAAACATTCAGTACATTTTTTATATTCTACGCCTTCTATAAATGTATGTGGTATTGATTTAGGCATAACAAATAACCTCCAGACTTAGATTAGAGTTTCAGACATATTTAATTTTAAAATTTAAAAGGAAAGGAGTGTCTGACGTTCCTTTATCAATTGAGGTAATTAATCTCAACCTATCCTATATTAGTATTATATGTTATAAATAACAATATTACCACTGTTTTAAATCATTATAGGTAAAACCGTAATATCAATATAAAGAGTATTCTTGACTATCCTTTTTATATTGTGCATTAATTGTTTACTTAATAGGGAAATGCTTTCAACTTATACCCCACCTACGTATGGTTAAATATCTAAATCTATATTCTCAATTTTGGCACGTTCTTCAAGATATGAAGCATATAAATCCATGGCTTTAAATTGACCGTTTAATAAATCATAACTACAAGAAGGTTTAAACGGCAAAGTTTCTGCTTTGTATTTTTTAAGCATCGAACCCAACCCGGTCATTCTTATCTTTAATTGAAAATATTCAGCTCTGAATCTTTCTTTGTATTCTGTGCTATCCATCATTTTTACGGTTTCATTCAATTTCATAATTAATACCTCCAATTTATTTAAATATATTCGGATTATCTTTTATGATCGCATAAAACATAGTACCTAATCTTTCGACCATAGCTTCATCTTGTTCTTCGTGTAAATCATATAAGCAGTTATGTACTAACTCATGTAACAAACATTCTTCTTGTCTGCTCTTAGGGTAGTTAGTATTTATTCTAATTATGTTTTTAGCTAATATAGTTTTTCCAATTTCATCAAAACTGATTTCATCACAATTGTTAGTAAATACAACATCAATAATATGACCACCTATTTTTACAGTAGTAGGTATATTCAATTAATTGATACCTGTTTTAAGTAATCATACATGTTGTTAATATCATCACCCATTGCATAACCAATTATCTTAATACCATTAAAAGTTTTAAGAACTAAGTTTTCATCATAAACCTTTTTATAATAAGCTAATTTTATTTCAAAGTTTTCACGTTCGTTTATAATCAATTCTGCTTTAGGCGAACCTTTAGTTTCAATCAAAATGCCTATAAATTTTTGATTAGTTTCTATTGCGGTATCAAAACATCTTTCTAACTTTTCTAACTTATTCATTAAACTTCTACCTCCCCTTTATATATAGAGCATCTCATACAACCTTCATTTTCTTGTGTAGAGCAACTATCTAAATCTTGACCATACACTGCTTTACATTTTTCAGGTACAGTATTGGGTAATTTACTTGTGTCTCTTGCTATACTTGTGTTTGCCCACATTGAAGCTTCCTCCAATTTAGTCATAGCTAAGGACTTTTCTCTGCCGTTAGGACACACACAGTCAATTAAATACGCCAACTCTTTAGCTTTTTCTCTAATCTTATTATATTTTTCTGGTTGATCTGCTTTGGGAGTATGATATTTAAAATTGTTTTCTAACTGAGGATTGACTTTCCTGTCACTTTCCATTACTTTTTCACCTTCTTAACTGCTTTCTTAACAACCTTTTTAGCTGCCTTTTTAACAGGAGCTTTCTTTACAGCCACTTTCTTTTTATCTTTTATATCATTAAGCATTTGTGTAAATTGGTTTTTATCCATTGTTTTGGCCTCCATCTTCTTGTGCCGATTCCATTTCCATTAACATTTGTTGTTGGGATTGCTCGTCAAGGTCGAAGAACGCTTTCTGTTCTTCCGGATCCAACTGCGCAATGATACCAGCCATTTCATCTGCACTCATTGTAGGAACTTGTTGACCTTCTTGTTGTAATTGCTCCTGAGGTACTTGTTGTTCTCCTGTGACCGCTTGACCTTTGCTTAATTGCTTCTTTAATCCTTCATTCTCTTTTATAACTGCATCTGCTTTTCCTTCTATGTCATTCTGATTCTGAGTTGTAATATCTTGTTGTTGTTGCTGAACCATTTGAGCTTGTTGTTCTGCAATCTTTGCACGTTCTCTAGCTCTCTCTAAAATAAAACTAGCCATCGGCATATTAATGCTATTCATTATGGTCCAGTAGTCTATTGCATCCGCTGCGCCTTGCTCCATTGCCTTATCTGCAACCTGTATCATAAAGTTTTTATCCTTTGCCATTCCGGCATCTGCGTTGATATAAATATCGAAGTCGGGATAATAGTACTCGCCTGTTATGTCTTGTTTTAATAATAAAGATTTGTCAAAATATCCATACTCCACCTCGGCCGCACCTTCAACTCTGTAAGGAACTTGATCGTCATAATATGCAATGAGAAATTCATAGAATAGTGAATACAACTCTCTAAATGCTATATATTTTTCATTTGTTTTAATGTTTAATCTAGCTGCAGTATTAGCGGTTAGTGCTTCTAGTGCTTTACCACTCATGTTAGCACTGTCTAATCTGCCCTGGCTTGCTTCTGTAACTCCTACCGCATCTTTGGCAGCTTGTAATTGTAATGAATATAAATCATACATTCCATTTGAAGGAGTTTTCATATCAATTACTTTAACGTCACCAGTTGGATCATCTGTTTCAATTATTTGAGACTCAGCATCTTTAATCTTGCCAATCATTCCAGAGCCTTTACGAGTAATTATCTTTGTTGTACCTTTATTCTGTTTACGTTCTTCCTTAGTAACTAACCTTTTAATACTATCTTGTTGACGTTTAACTATTTGACAATCACTAATACCATAAATGGATTTTTCCTTTGGAATGTTATACCATAATACAAACGGAAATCTATCAGGTACCTTGCGTTTTACTTGAACCTCACTTGATTGTGGTGGTGCAATAGTACCTAATTCATTTTGTTGTTGACCTGGCGGCATCTGAGTAGGTACGTTTTGTTGTGCTTCAACTTCTAACGTCTCCATTTCCTCAATCTTTCCATCTTCTCCACGAGGATAATAGAATTTAGGCAAATCTCTTATAACTGTATCGTCTGCCCAAGTTAATAGACAAACTTCATCGTCCTTATCTTTATACCAACATTCAATGATTGAAACCATGTTATCGGTCCTATTGTTATTTTCACTTCCGAAATCTTCGAGAAATCCGTACTCATTACCTTCAAGCTCTAATTCTTTTCTAAACTCTTCACCATATGTCCGGCATACTTGATCTATTGTTTTATTCTCAATCTGAAAACAATAATCCATATCAGATATTCTAGCTATATTTGGTTGAGGAATAAAATTTACTGGATGCGGATTGCTTACTTCTAATCTTCCTCTATAAGTTCTACCATCAAAATCAGGATTATATGAAACTTTTAAAACAGACATACCATTTTTCTTAGTAATACGTTCATTTTCTGATACAATCCTTTGAAGTTCGGCTCCCTCTGTCATGTATGTGAGAATACCTTCAATCATTTTACGATTTTCTTGTCCATCTGCTGCTTCTATTGCACTAACTGCTGGTTTAGGAACTGTAATATCAATACTACCTTCTATAAGTTGCATTGTGATATTAACATTGCTCTCTGTTTCTTCATCTATTGCCTTATTTTTATTAGACATATAAGCAGCAGTACTGTATTTATCTGTTGGATCATTGTATTGCGTATCCCAAGCATTACTATTATTTCTGAACTCTTCATGCGAAGTCATTGCTTCACTTAATTTCTGTTTCCAATCCATTAATACATTTTCAATCTCTTTTTTCTCTTTTGCTTCTACCTGTTTACCTTTAACCTTTTCTTTCAGTTTCTCAAACAATATATCACCCACTTTCATTATAAAATAATATGTGCATAGCGATTAAGCTATAATGTTTAATTATGTAAAACTATCTTCTATGTATCACTAACTCTTCTCTTAAAGATTCCATTTCGGTGTAAATATCTAAAAGAACATTACTGCAAGGTTCCCCGGTATTTACTTTTGCTTTTGCTAATTCATAAATGCAAGTCAATTCATCTTCATCAATTTCAACATTATATTTAACTATTGTTTTAACTTTTTCTATTTTCATAAATACGCCCTCTTAAAACAAAATACCCACCTAAAAGGTGAGCGTTAATTGTTGGTTATTATATATCTAAATCGTAGTATCTCCACATATATCCACCACACGTTCCGGTACCTCTGCATACTCTGCAAATATTACTTGGTACTTTAATATTGCAATCAATAGATGCCTTTTTTATGCTCGAATATACTTTGCCGGTTGTCATATTTAAAACTGGTTGTTCTGTTTTTTTTCTTTCTTTACCATAAATATTATTTTCTCCAACAGTGCACCATTCTAAATTATTATAATAATTGTTATCTTTAATTTCATCCAAATGGTTTACTACTGGTTTTTTAAATGGATTAAGTACAAACGATAATGCTACTAATCTATGAACGCTTTCTACTTGTCTTCTCCCGTTGTCTTTAAATATACAAACTTTCAAATATCCGTATCTATCGTAATAAGGTTTTAACATCTTACGTGGACTACATACCCTTCCTTTATTACTAACTTGATATTTAGAATTAGGTATAGTCTTCCAGACTTCTGCAAATTCCATTGCTATCCACTCCTTAAATTTTATTTTAAATTACACTTTCTAATTGAGAATATACATTAAATCATACCTTTATACACTATTATTATATTCATATTGTGTCCGGATGGTGAGCGTATGTCACAGAACGTTGAAAACAACTCATTCTTAAATTAGTAATATTTGTTATAATAACGTATAAAAACCATTCAATATAACAAAAATTATATTGTATGGTTACATATTTTGTATATTATTTTTCTCTTAACGTTGAACTATTGGACTATATTATTTTTAGCAATATAAGCTGCCATTGCTTTCGGATCATCTAATAAATCTTGAACTAAGTCAGGTGGTAATTTATCCAAGAACGAAGTATCTTTATCCATCTTAATAGATTTAACTTGTTGAACTCTTGCTTCTTCTGCAATCATATCACTGAATATAATATCATCATGCTTTCCGGATTCCGCATCTGGTCTACCCTCTTTATTAATAAAGGTCAAACATTCATTAAGAAATCCTATATCATTAATACAATCAATATTGTCTCTTATGATTACAATTTCTCTATCTATAATCAATGGTCTTGTATTACCATCTGTTTTAAAACCATACTTACGTTGATACTCTCCACTTATGCTATCGTATTTCTTCCTTATGTACTGATGATGATAACCTAACCGCTTTAACTCTTCTAACGGATAAGTATTGAAGTTAGATTCTATAGCTATTAGAGCAATATTAAAGTATGTTCCTATGCAATACATCTGGTGTGCATACTGGTCTGATTCAATGTAACCATGCAACGTTAAGCACCTATTACCAGTAACGTTATTAATTACTGTAGACGTAAAGAAATCTGATCCTTCGCCTTTAGTGTCTCCACCTACAACATAAGGATAACCGGGCTTTACATCTTCATATAATCTTATAAATCCGTTCTGATCCTCAGTAAACTTAATACTTTTATCAATAATCTTATTCTTAGTTGCTGCATTATCCCATTCAAATGTGAAATAGCCTAACTTATAAGGATTCTTCTCATATTTATTCTTTAGTACTGTTTTTCTTAATACGATCTTTTCTTTATCAAATATACATAAGCCGGATGCAATGAACGCTTCATCTGCAGAGCATGGATACTCTTGTTTAATATCACCCCTGAAATCTTTCCATTGATTATAATACCAATAGAGCTGATTCCATTGTAGGTGTATGTTTTCTAATAACCATTTGCAGCGGTAGTATGCCCAGCGTTCTGTGGCTGCATCTGTATTCTCTGTACTCTCTAATACCCTAGACTTAAATCTTTCTTCTTTGTAGTCACTCTCAAAGTTCTCAAAGTACTCTGGTGTTTTCCACCACTCATAAAATAAGCATTCCCAATTGTTGTCTTCTTCCCATAGCTCACAAAACTCATTAATACCATTTGCAGTACTTTCAAGTATCTTAATACTATTCTTAGTAAGTGCTGGCTTTAGTCCGGTTAATATCTTTTTAAGATTACCCCAGAAAGCCGATTCACTACCATGAAAAAAGTTTAACGTTTTGGATCTACCTACGTTTTTACTACCTGCGGTGGCAACTCTCCATCTACTATTAATGTTTTCAAAATGAAGTTCTCTTCTATTGTTAAATTTCTCACGTGGCCTTAACTGTTCTGGCAACGCATCATAGGGAAACTTTGCTTTGTCTGTAAATATTGCTTCTGTATTATCTTTCTCGTCAGCTAACGTAAAACCTGCGAAGTTTCTTTGAGTAATACTACATGCTAATTGGTAAGCGGTTATAATACTAGTTAGGCCTTGTTGCCTACCTTTCAGTACTAAAAAATTAAGCTGCAATCTCTTGCCATTATCAAAATCTTTTTTAGCTTCATTAAGTTTATTAACCAGTTCCCATTGTACAGAATTAATAAAAAATGGTATTGTGTCTTGCTCTTTATTAACTATTACAAAACACATTTCAACCAGGTATTCAGGATTAGAATGTATTTCTTTTCTTAGATCCTCACCCTTATCACTTATTAGATACTCAGCTATAGAATTTATAAAGTCTTTATCCTTATCTATATTAAATTCTTTATTCCATAACTCCTGGCGTTTCTTTATAATGTCTATAGCTTTTATACTACTCAATGTAGTCTTCTAATTTCTTATTTACAGTAGCATTAAGATCAATCTCCTGTTTATCTCGCCATTGTTTAGGCTTGCGATTCTTCAACCAAAATATTTGTGCGGTGGTATCTGGCAACACATGCTTTCTAACAATCTTTGTAACCTCTAAACTGCTAGACTTAGTTTCAGCATCAAACACATTTTCTTTTGTTACTTCATCATAGTCATATCCCATAGCTCTTTTAAGTAGCTTTTGTTCTACCTCATAGTCTATTACCTCTTTACCTCTTTTTAAGGTCTCACCTAACTCACTGTGTGCTAATTTATATACATTAAATGTTTTAACACTAACACCTAATCTTTTACATATTTCAATTTCGATTAGTCCATCGCGACACCACGATTCTATTAATGGTAACTTTTCTTTTACTGATTCCCATTTACTTTTACCCAATGGACTAACCTCCCTTATATTCTATAGGTACAATCACACCACTCACATTGTTTAAAGCTCTCTGTGTCTCTCTGGTGGCTTCATTTATCTCAATTTTAAGCTAACATTTAATAATGCTACCTTTAATTTCTCATTTTCTTCAATTAATCTTTTTATTTCTTCTCTGTTCATATAGAATTGTTCAACATAATCCAGTGTTGGTCCACACTTAACAGGCTCATAACTTATATTTCCTGTGCCTATACAACATTCATTTTCTTTATTCATTCAATAACCGCCTTATACATTTCCCACACATTAAAATAAGCACCAACTAGTTAAAGCCGGTGCCTTTCATTCAAAGGGGGATTTGAATATATTTACATAACTAAATTATATCACACTTTTTCAACATAACGTTAAAATCTTTGCAGAAATTCGCAGAAAAAAAGAAACTTATTTCTAAGTCTCTAAATTGCTCCTATAAATGTTAATTCTATTGTGATATGCTCATTCACCTGGTCAACATCATCTATTTCATATAGTTCTTTAATATAGTCCGCATTGTACCCTCTTTCAATCAAAGCAGTACATTTATATAGCATATCATCATTCAATAAATTCTTATTCATATTAACACCCCTTTTATTTAGTGACAGTTTGAGGTTTACTGCCAACCTTATTTATTATGATGCTATTGCAGTCCTACCATTTCCCTTTAATAATTGACTACCATGTAACTCCCTGATCTTATCCATTGACAACTCTTTATAATGTTTCTTTGCCGAATCTCCCAAGCTCCAAGCTATTTTTTTCTTTCTCCATCTAAATCCTAATTCTTTAAAAATATTGGTATAAGGTTTAGTATTACCAGTTAACCATATCCATGAACCGCAAATTTCAATTTCAAGTCCAGCGCATTTTATTAATTCTTCTATTACTTCCTTAAAGTTCTCAGCATACTCAAATTCGTTATAATCTACGTTTGCAGTACTCTTTAATGTTTTAAGTAACATATCATACTCGCCGTTTAATGTCTGCATAGCTTCTAAGCTGCCGCCCTTGTCTGGATGATGTAAGAAAGCTAACCTTCTATATTCTGTTTTCAACTCTTCAATAGTTTTAATATTTTTAAGATACTTCATGTAAATCCCCCTCAGAATTTATTTTCTGCAATTTGTTTATATTCTTATTATATGCCTTAACGTTGAGTAAAACAACCCTATGTTGAAATATATTTTAAATAAAAAAAGAAAGGTTTTATCTTCTCTCTTAATTTATGTGGTATTTTCCAAAATGGCATTAACCACTCGTTGCCTGATATTTTTGAAGTGCGAAACTAACTTTTTATAAATTTTTTTGGACAATCAGATTTTTGCCACTCACTATAACTTAATGGCTCAAATCCTTTTTCTTTCGCATCACTGCAATACCAACCATAATATTGATGTTCACATTCTTTTGCTTCTGCTTTCCATCCCATAAAAATTCCTCCTATTTTGTTACGCATTATTATCAGATTCCGTATGCTAATTAATCTTTTTAGCAAACTTTACTATTTTATCATGTTCCTTTAATAGCTCGTTAGTTTCTTCTGGCGAATGACTTTCACCACCACAACTATATAATAATTTTAAAGAAGGTAATAAATCTTTTTCAATCACTGTAGTTAGCTCCATTATTATTTTTATATGGAGTTTTTCTTTTGCCTGCAATTTCCTGAAAGCTTTCATTAAAGAATTTATACTCATTTCCTTTGTTTCTTTTTCCAGAAGTAATTCATTTTTTAATATTTCGTTTTCGTCACGCAGCTCTTTATTTTCAATTAATTGTTTTGCTATTATATTTGCTTCATACATTCAATCACCCCTTAATTCCATCTTTATATAAAAACCCTTCTGTATGCTCTATAAAGTATTTTTTTTCGATTTCTTTTAGATGTCCTATAGCAATTTCATAACATTCTTTCCAGTAATCTTTTTCATGTTCCAACTTCTTATAATCAACTTTTATCGTTTTTATTTCACCATCTAAATCATCAACTAATCTTTCAATCCTTAATAATTTTATTCTCTCAGTTTCGTTCATAGTAGTTCTGGTGACAATTCACTTTTAAGCCACCCGATGCCCTCTATTTTAACCACCCATATGTCATATACCTTTCTATCTTCAATAAAAGGCTTACACTTGCTTTTAAGTGTTTCTATATTACCTGCTTCTACAATATGTGTCCTACCATTTATATAACTGATTCTTGCTTCTAACATCTATTCACCGCCCAATATCATTTTTTCAACTTCTGCCGCATACTTTTCATCACGATTAACTACTAAATATTCATTCATGTCCTTACCACATTTCTTTCTATACTTTTCAATCTTTTCAAATATGCCAGAAAATTGTATTCTTTCTTCATAGCTTAAACATTCTGCTGCATCTTCTGCCTTTATAACCACAAATTTATGGAATAGTTCAGGTTTCTTTTTATATCTACCTATATTGATTCTTTTCCATTTATCTATTGATTCAACATAAGCCCATCTTTCATTCTTACCGCAGACTTTGCATTTACACGTGAATTTTATGATGCGTCCGTTTAAATTATAAAATTGTGTTCCTGGTAATGTGAAAAAGTTATCTCTATCTTTGCAGCAATCATTCATGTTTAACCCTCCATTATTAACGGCATTATTTCTTTTCTCGTTTTACTTATCTCTTCTACCATTTTTAATTCATCGCTTGTAAGGGAATTTACTTTCAATTTGTTATCTAAAAGTTTTAATAATTCAAATATAGCATTGTCACATATTGATAATTGGCAAGCTAGTTTTTTACAGTGTTCCTTGTACTTCATTTCTTAACCCTCCCTATTGTACTTTTCATTCTTTAAAGTGTCTGCGGTGGCTTATACGATGCTAATTTGTTTGTCTTTATTGTCAATTATTTCTTTTTCCATTTCCCATTGTATAGCTTCTAATCTATTTATTTCCAACTGTCTCGCTTCGGTGGTTGCTTCTAATTTAAGCCTATCTTCTCTTATATTTTTATTTATAGCCTTTACAGTTTGCTTTATCATTTCTATATAATGTTCCATTTATTAGTCCTCCTTGTGTTTTGATTTTCTCTTAATTAATATTTCCATCGCTTCAATGCTAGCTCTAAAAGCATATTGTATTTCTGCCGAGGTGTATTTATTATTTAATTCTTGTTTCATAATTTCTAAAGAATATTCAAAATTATGCAAGTGTGCATGTTCTTCTTTTAGTTGTTCTATTTCATGTTGCATTTTAACAATTACTTTAGTTAAATGTTTAATTGATTCTTGCAATTCTATTTTGGTCATTCTTAACCCTCCCTTTCTTTTGTATGTTCTCCAACCATCATTAAATGAGATTATAAAATACCATGTTTCAAATATTCCTTTACTTTTATCGTATATATTTCGATATGTTGTATCATTTCTCTTGCCCTTATATTAATATCTTTATCAGACTTCAAACCCTCAAAACAATCAGCTACCATATTTGTAAAATCCATTTTATCTATTTTAATTTCTTTGCTGATTATCGTTTCTTTAACCTCATTTTGGCGTACCCCCTATCATACTTAGGGAAGTCGTGATATAATTAAGGCATATTATTATTCACAAGCCCCTTGCCTATGCCGAAAACATAGGTTTATTTTTTTTGCTCATTTATCCATTTCATCACCTTCTCTTCATCGAACCGAATAGCTCTATTTATTTTAATACATGGCATCCCTTGTTTTCTCCAATTAGAAATTGTTACTCTGCTAAATTTTAGTTTTTCACATAATTCTTTCATAGTTAATATATTATCCATTGTTATCACCTCTTTGTATAAGTGTACACCATTTATCTTAACTTTACAAGCGTTTTTCCAAAATAAATAAAAAAAGGATACCTCCCAGCACCCTACTTCATAACCTTGCTCAATTTTAAAATTGCTCTATCTGCCAAGTACTTTATATTATATTTGGTTTCTTTTCTATGTTTCTTAATAACAGTTTCCCATTTACAATTATCAATAAATTTTTCGGTTAGTATTTTAAATTCTATTTCTTCCAGGACTTCCATTCCTCTATTTAATCTTTTTAATTGTGTAACTAGAGTTAATTGTTCTTCTTTCAGGTCCATAGTTTTGCTCATATTAGAGATTGCTTGTTGCTCTGTAGTATTGCTTATCGTGCTACTTTGTGTTCTCTCTTCATAACTCACGCCTTGTATAGATACACTCTCACGACTTTCTAACTCATTAATTTGTAGCTGCAGGTCCTCAATTTCTGCTATAATATAGACTTTATTCGATAATAGATATTTAATTTTATTTTTATTCATCCTATAACTTCACTTGTCTTAAATTATAGTATAGTATTCTAGTAGCTTCACCGCCATGCACTGCTCTTATTTCTTTATTGAGTTCTAATATGTCTCTAATTACTTTCGCTTGTTTAGGATTGATTTCTTCTAGTCTCTGGACTATATCTTTATGTACTGTACTTTTAGATACTCCAAACTTTTTAGCCGCAGCTCTTATCGTACAGTTATTTTTAATTATAAAATCAGCAGTTTCTTTTACTCTTTCTTCAATGTAGTCTTTCATAATTTCCCCCTAGTCTTTATTGTGTCCGGTGGCCCTGGCTTTCCTTCTTTCCTTGCTTCTGTTAGTTAGATAAGTTTTAAACGCTTTATCTTCTTTGAGACGTTCTTTTGCTTTTGTTTTCTCAATATCTTTACTTGTTAACATTGCAAGTTTTGCCCAATCCTTATTTTTAATTGCTTCATTAAGCTTTAGTATTCATTGTAATCATCATCCACATATTCAGTTTCACTGCGAACAATATGTGATCCCCAGGCACCCATTGCCATGCCTATAATCAAAATAATTATCGCCCTCATATTTCTGCTCTTTCGTAGAAATTTGTGCATTTACAAGTTCGTTTAGTACCTATATTAAGTTTTGAACATCTTCCAGAGCATTGCGCGTACATTTCACCGCTTTTACTTAATTTCATATAAGGTATATAAGTTTTGCAAGTATCGCATTTTCCATCTAAATTAATTTTATTAGCTTTCATCCTTCGCCCCCATATTTTTAGCAAATTCTTTAACTATTCTATCGATTCCAACTTTGCTTATTCTTTCAGTTCCGAATGATTTTCTTAATTCTATTTCGATGGTTGTATCTAATATTCTGCAATGTTGCATAAATTTTATTCTAGCAAGTTCTTCAACTATAATAGCCATACTTCCCTTAGGTATCATACAACTACCTCAGTTATTTCAATTTCCACCCTAGGATTTTTCTTATCATATAGAACTCTGGAACCATCTACACTAATTATTATTTTTGAATTATCATCGCTAAGTATTTTAGCCTTAACAAGAATATCGTGAGTGCTTTCCATTAAATTAGTTAAGTCTACAAGCCCTCTAGTTGGCATGTAGTAAAGACATTTAACATTGACGGGTATTTCTACCGCTTCACCATAATATTGGCTATTAAGCTTATATAAGCTCATTTCTTGATAGTTAATAAAGTTTTCGCTTGGAGCAATAAATCTTCTACCTGTTTTAAAGTTTTTAAGTATTCTTTGGCTATTTTTTTTAGTAATAGGTCGCCCCTCAATAATTAAATTAATCATTTTCCCCTCCCCTATGAACTTTAATTGTCTATATCTCCATCCTAGAGAAGCCTTTTCAGGCTCCATAATTATCACTTAACCCTTATATTCAGTAACGCAAGATTAAACATTTCTTTTTTAACCTCATACTTAAACTCTTTGATTACTTCATCTTTTACCTTATTTAATTTATCTGTAGAAGTTATAATTCTTACCCTGGCTATTTCTATTTCTTTAATTGCCATATTAAGTTTCATTATTACCAAGCTGCAGAATACAACCAATGCAATTATTAATATTATTAAAGCTTTTTCATTCAATATAATCTCCCTCCCATTAATTCCCTTGTTTCTGTTTCAGTTTTACCAATTTCAAAATAACAGTTTTGCACTTGTAATTTGAGTTTAATATCTAACTCGTGTCCGTCTCTTCCATGGACTCCTTGGTCTAACCTATGGCATGAAGCACATAGCATTATAGAGTTGTCAACTGTAACTGGAACTTTCCTTCTGAGTATATGGTGGAGTTCTAACCTTTCACCAAAATATCCACCACATACACCACATTTTCCTTCTGCCTTTTCACTAACCGACTTATATATTTTCTTGTCCATTATTTCTCTACATAGTTGCTAATATTTTTAATTATCATATTAATTGTTCCATCACCATTTCTTTGTACCTCAAACATGCTACGATCCTCGTAAGTTTCTTTGTCGATATAAATGTCTATACCGCAATCTATTTGTAGCCTAGTCCTTCTGAGCTTCTTGTCAACATACTCTTTATCGACCGTTACAATTCCAGGTACATCATATTTTTCCATGTTGTCAACGAAATTTTCCATTTCTTCATCATCTTCAAATATAGTTTCAGCAAATTTCTTAATATCAATATTATCTTTTTCTTCTAACTGCCTTTTTACATCTTTCCTGAACATTTCTTGCTTTGAAGCATCTTCTCTGAAATTGTTACGAGCAAAATTTTCAGTAGCAGCTATAAAACTTTTAGTCATATCTCTTTCATTATTTACTAAATCACAAGTCAAAAAATTGTCTGTAAAATATCTAGCTCCATATTCTTCATCAACTTTGTTTTTGCCCTGGTTATCAATAACCATTAAATCGAAACTGTTCTCAGCTCTGTATGCTTTTATAAATGCACACTTTTGAACCTTTTGGCTCCCACCGGATAAACAAGCAATTTGAGGAACTATGTCAACACTCATTTTGTTATCTAATATCCTTATTGAGTGAGTAAAGTTTTCAATATAATCCATTTTAAATATTCCAAGCATAGGCCCGAGCTCTGTAGAAAATGATACAGTTATAAAGTCACATGAAGGTATATCATTATTGATTTTCATTATGTTGAATAGATACTCAGCAAGTTTTTTAGAAGCAACTAACAAATTACATTCACCATTTAGATAATGTTCAGCGTTAGTTTTAACAGTGTTCTCCATATAACCGTATCTATCTGGACCTTTGTAAGCTGCATACCTTAATTTTTCATCTTTTAAACATTTCTTAATTAATTTCAATAGGAGATTATATTTTGTTTCATCTAAATCTAAAGCATATTCGTTAAGTATCGGTTCATCTGAGTTATTATCTAATACATGAATTATCGCTTCATTGATATTGATTTCTTTAATATATTCCATTATTTACACCCCTTCATATTTAAAACAATGCTTTTCAATAATCCAACAATTTGACCTTTTGAGCAGCTATCATAAAAATCATCTTTTTCTTTTTCATTACAATTATTAAAATCTTTATCGTAATAAGTTCCATCTTCTCTTTTAACTCGAATAAATATTTGATTCATATTAATACCCACTTTGCTGACGATTATAATTAATTTTGTTTTTCTTTAAGTAAGCACTTTCAACTTCTTTAGCAGAGTACCCTAGAGCGTGACCAAGACGAATAAATGAAACAAACATGTTAATGTACTCTACGTTAAAATAGTCCATGATAGGCTCTGTATCGCTTGATTTCCAGTACTTAAATGAACGACTAACGTTTGCTACCTGTGAGAATTTGATTATAAAATCTTCCAATGCTTCTGGCCATGTTATTACTTTGCAAGCTAATATGTCATACATAATTTTAAATTCTGTATCTCTGTAAGGAATGTCAAGTTGTGCCGCTAACGCTACTGACATTACAAAATGATAAATGTCTACTAATTCCCCTAGTTTTTCACTTTCTCCGGCACCTGCTAACTCACCCAACTCGACCGAAATCGCAAGTAATCTATATGCAATTAATCTTTGCTTGTCCAATATAGGCATTCCTTTTAACTTCAAATTGTCCATGATGTAATTGTCTAAATCCTGTTGTTCCTCAAATAATTCTCCTACTTTCATAAGTTATCCCCTCTCTGTTGATAATATTGTTTATAACTTTAACGTTACGTTGAAATGTATCTTAAAATAAAATTATAGCTTTAGTTCTTTCCTACACTTCTTACAAATGTTTTTACCTTTATAATTGATAATATCTCTTACTTCTCCGCAAAATGTGCATCCAGCTTCAAATTTTTTCAACATAATAAATTCGCCCTCAGTATAAATCTCCATAGTGTCTTTTTCTTTCAACCCTAGTGTTTTTCTTAATTCAGCAGGCAACACGACTCTGCCTAAATTATCAATTGTCCTCGTTGTGCCTAAAGATTTAATAATATATTCCCCCTTAGTTTTTATAGTAAGACTATTTTTCAAGCCTTACTATTTATCTTTACTACTTAAATATGATTATAACATATATTTTAGGTAAATGACACGTAATGTTGAAATAAATATTAAATTTATGATATTAACCTAAATTCTTCAAAACGGGATGTCAGAATCATCCACCGGAGTAACGCCATCATTGCTACCGAATCTACTTTCGTTCTTTGTTTCATCATATGGAACATCTTCTTTTTTCCACTCTTCTACCTCTACATGGTTACAGATAATTTCAGTTACATATTTTTTCTCACCATCTTTTTCATAACTTCTGGTTTCTAATCTGCCCTCAACACCAATCTTGCTAATTCTATCTTGATTGACCGAAAGCCATTCTGCCATCTTGCCCCAAAGAACGCAACTGAAATAATTATATTCTTTATCCTTAAAATCCTTTTTAACTGCTATAGTAAATGAAGCCACTTGTTTGTCACCGGAAGTTATTTTTAGCTCTACACCTTTTTTACCTATATACGCATTAGTCATTATTGCCTTATTAATAATAAATCACTCCTTCTTATTTATATATATCAGTTATACGAAAATTCCAAACAACTCATTTTCTACTTATGAAACTCTGTATTCACAAATTCTTCTATTATTTTTTAGTTTATTTACAACATTCCTATAAATTGCAGTCACCTTTTTACTAGTTAAATCAAAATCAGTAGCCAAATCTTTAAAACTCTTTGCATCATAACTCAACCCAACTTTTTGCGAAAATATGTTAAATTCTTTCTCATTTAATATGGACCGTATAAGTTTTGTAAGTTCTTCTCCTACCATTTCACCAGCTATTCTTGTTACTATATCTACAGAATTAACGTCATGTACAAATTCGATAACCTCGGTACCTATTTCGTTATTATCAGTTAATTTATTAAGAGAATACATTTCAATCATATCTTTTTTAAAGTTTTCAACATTTTTAAGTGATTGCTTGCTATAGTCTGCAAGTTCTTGATTAGTAGCGGCTCTTTCAAGTTCTTGCTCTAATTTTTTATTATCTACTATTAAATTGAAATTTCTTTCAAACGTGTGGCAGGGTATTCTAATTGTCCTAGAATCATTTTGTATTAATCTTATCATCCGTTGCCTAATCCAAATATATGAATATGTACTTAATTTTAATTCTTTGCTTAAATCAAACTTTTGTATAGCTACCATTAGGCCCATAATACCCACCTGGAATAAATCGTCAAAATCCATACCTTTGTCCCTAAATTTTTTAGCAGTTACAGTTACCAATCCCATGTTACACATTATTAAATAATCAAATGAACTTTTATCACCGTTCTGAGCTTTTGTAATAAGATTTCTTTCTTCTATTGCAGTTAATAACGGATATTTCTTGTCGTATTGCACTATTTAATCCCCCTTTGTATGTTATAATGTAATCCTAGTTGATTTAAAAAAGGGCCAACAGTTATCTAGGCGAGCGGTCCTTTTTTATTTTTTGGTTAAGTCGTACTGTTTTTGTATTATGCAACTAACTAATTTTAATAATTTTGCCTGTATCAAGGTTTTTAAATGAAATTATCCTACCTTGTTCGTTTTCTTTTAATATTTTAAATCCTTTATCTGACCTCATATATTCAGTGTATTTATGCTTTCTAATTGTCATCATTCTATCTTTTAATATATCGCCTACCATTGTTTATTCCCCCTTAAATTTGTTGCATCATATTCTCATATTTTGTAGCAACTACTGGCACCTAGTTAGATTGTTTGGACATTCAAACTCTTGGCAGCATTCACAACAATCCATGCAATCAAATGTCCTTTTCTCTGAAAATGGTATTCCTTTTTCAACCTCTTCTTTATTTTCCATTATATTAACCTCTTAGCTATTTCATAAATTACATTTACAGTACAAGCATCTCCTGCACCTCTATACATTTGAGTATCTGATGTTTTCGATGCCATTACCTTATTTGTTATTGAATCATCAATCCCTTGTAGTCTCCAGCATTCTTTAGGTGTTAACCGCCTTATTCTGCTTTGTGGTGTCAGTAGCAAATTGTCTTTTTGTACTGTTGTAATTGTATTGGAATTCCCTGTTTTATTAATTTCAAGTCTTTGTTCTGTTGAATTTTCACTTGTGTATCTTCCTCGTGATGCTGCAATACAAGGTAAAACTACTGCTTGATTGCATGAGGTAGTTAATGTATTAGCTTGTTGATGTCCACGGCCTCTCCTAGTCTTTGAATTAGGACGCTCTAGATTTATACTGTCTCCCTCATTTGCTTCAGCATAGCCTTTTTTCGTGGCTTCTTTTACTAATACATTTCCATTAGCATATCCATGAGTTCCTGCGCATATAGTTGGGAAAATACCCTCTTCTCCATAAACTTTACCTGCTTGACTTCCCTCATTACTAACTTGACCTTTAACTAATATTTGTTTAGGCTGCTTATATTCCATTGCCCCTATTGCACCTATAATGCCTGAAGTATCATGTACCCACGCTCTAGTAGATTTATCCATTATTATCGAACCGTCTTTTCTAACTGTTGATTCAGCAGTAGTACCTATTACCTTAATGTTAGCCGATTCTGTAATTCCTCCGATAGGAAATATTTTTTGTCCACCTTGTCCTCTAAGATGTCCAAGAGTGAACACTCTTTCCCTATTTTGGGGAACTCCGAAATCTTTTGAGTTGAGCATTTGCCATTCAATATCGTACCCCAACGATTCCATTTCAATGAGTATTTTGAAGTAGTCAAGTCCTTTATTTGATGAAAGCATTCCTCCAACATTTTCATATAATAACCATTTTGGTCTGTATTCTTCTTTAGTTTCCCTAACGAGTCTAAATACTTCTCGTACCAAAGAACTTCTATCTCCTTCAAGTCCTGATCTTGCTCCTGCCAAGCTGAAATCTTGACAAGGTGCTCCGAATGTCCAACAATCGGATTGAGGAATGTCAATTGCTCTGCATTCCCGAATATCCCTACCTTCTGGCTCATTTCCGAATATAACATTGTAAATCCCCCTTTTAAATTTATCCCACTCAATACTATAAACGCATTCATGCCCTGCCTGTTCAAATCCCATTCTTACGGTACCAATTCCACAAAACATATCAACAAACTTCAATTTACCCTCCACGTCTGAAGGTGTGATCACACTTATTTAATCTAGATTACTTCAATTTTTATTTTTTAATATTTTGAGACATAATATTTAGCTAGTACGACACGTTCTTATATCTTATCTACATATGAAACTCCATTTTTTCAAGCCTTTCATAGTAGCAACTACATTATTTTTCTTGCAGTATTCCAAGTAATTTAATCTGCTTGTATTTTTCATATTTAATTTCTCCTTCATCGTGTTATAATGAAGTTGGATAACTGCAAAATCACCCAACTTTTTTTTAATTAAGGCTCTCACGAAAGAGTCTTTTTTTATTTTTCACAAAAGTCATATTCAGCATCGTTATAATCAATTGCACAAGTTGATGCAGATTCTTCAACCGCTTCTTCGATTATTTCTTCTAAATCAGAAATTTTATTTTCTAATTCTTCAATTCTGCCTTTCATCCACTCACTTGTTTCAGTTTCTATATGAAGTTTTGTGTCTACTTCTTCGAATAATTCTTCAATCTGATCCGGTGTTAAATAGTTTGTAACCTCTCCTATACTTAATGGTCTGTATGGAGTACATAAACTATCTGTTTTCAAACCGCCTAACTCTAATCTAGCACTTGTTTCATGTTCGATATGGTTATCAATAATTATCATTTCCATTTCCCCCTCAATTTCCCAACTTCTTATATTACCATTATATACTATACGTTGAAAATTGCAACACTTCGTTGAAATATATTTTATAATCTTTTATATTCGATTCCATACACTTTATAAATATCATTAAATTCTTTTAGTCCTTTTGTTTTCGCCTGAGAATGATGTTTTTCGCAAAGACACATTTTATTTTTATCGACATCCATTGTATAAATAATACCTTCTTTGTTACAGACACAACAATGAGAGTGTTTTAACGAATAAAATAAAAATTTGTTTATATCATCTGTACGCTCAATACCTGGCACCATGAGTGGAATATCATTTACAATTATAAACTCTATTAGAAATGATATAAGCTCCCTAGCAATCTCTAGTGTACAGTTAGATAAGCTAAAATCTTCAATTCCACTTTCCATACAGAAATTAAACTTAAATAATTCCTTAATGTAGTCAGGAACATCCCCCGTCCAGTCTGCAATATCTTTAAATGTAGCATATAACTTCTTCCTTTGCTCTGCATTGATCCTTCTACCATCATCAAACGTTATTTCTCCATGTATACCTTTATTGGTAGAGTATTTTAATACTTCATCTTTAGTAATTTCTAAGCCAACCGTAAGATATGTTTTCCCTTCAACTTCCTTTATACTGGTAACTTGAATTGGCTGGCTAAAACTTTTCACTGTTATTTCCCCCTTTGTTTATTACAAACTATTTTTGAAATGTGCCTTAAACCTCTATTGTTTCTTCATTGTTAATTTGGAAGAAATTAGGCTCATACTTATATTTTTTAATCCATGCAAACAATACTACATTAAGTTTTTCTTCTAATTCTGAACTATGAATATTCGCAACATCACAAAGATAATCTTCTCCAACTTCTCCAATATCATTTGTTGTGTTCTCGGCTACATTTTCTAATATAAAGTCAACATCTATCCCGCTTACTGGAACTTCTTTAATTTGACCTACTCTGAAATTATCATCTGCTTCTTCTTTTCCAAACTTTATTGCTTCTTCTTTTGTATCAAATTCTTCTCCTTGCCATATTTCGCCACCATCTAAGTTATACATCCATTTATCTTTCATAATATTCTCCTTTTATTTTTATTTGTTGTTGCACACTTTTCTCATATTATTCAATTCAATTATTTCAACAACCCTTTGCTAGTTGCTACATAATTATAATTATTTTCTTTTAAAAACTTGCTTAAATTCTTAATTTCTTGAAGTGTTCCCTCGATTCTGCTTTCAATAAAGTACATTGTTTCAATTTCTGAAAATGGAATTTCTTCTTCTAATGTAGCAGGTACCTTTGTATCTATTACAATATTTTGATTAAGTGATCTTATCGCAGCTTCTTTTTCTAATTTATCATTTTCAATCTGCTTTATTGCTTCTTCCCTTAATTTAGCTTCTTTATTTTCTTCTTCAATTTTCATTCTTTCAGTGGCTTCTAAAGCTTTCATTTTAAGTTTATATTCATGTTCTTTGGCTTCTTCTATAACTTTTAACCTTGCATGTTCTTTATACTCTGCTTCTTCTTTAGCAATCCTTATATTTCTTTCCTCTATTCTCGTTTTCTCTGCTGCCTCACGTTCGGCCTTTGCAATTCTCTCTAACACTTCTTTTTCTGCCTGAACTTTTCTATCAGCAACCGCCTTTAGCTCGTTAGCTTTAATTCTCTCTAGTCTGCCATTTATACTATTTAAAATTATCGGTAAAGATTCATTTGCATTAATCAAAACTTGGAAATCTTCTATATACATTTTGGCATCAATTGACTTGTTGCAATTCTCAATAGTATCTTTTATTATTTGCATATTTTCTTTTTCTTGTTGTTGCTCTTGTTGTAATAGATAACCTCTTTTTTCTATATCCTCTTTAAGCTTCTTAATGCTCATAGAGACGTTTGTATAAGTATCTAATACAGTTAGTTGGACACTATATTTATCAGTTAACACAAGCTCTGTGATGGTCTTATTTATGTGTTCTATAGCTACCAGTTTCTTTTTTTCTTTCTCTGCATCATCAAATATTAAAATTGCATCTTTAATAGGAGATTCAACTTCTACCACCAAACTAATCAACTCTTTGCACTGTAACTCGAAAGCAGTTACCGGAATTAACATTTCCTTTTTAATCCCTTTTCTGTAGGTATCCAGATCATTTTTAGTTTTAGAAAGTTCCTTTTGCATAATTTTGCAATCTTTTAATGATTCTGGCGTTACAATTATTCCTCTATATTTTTCAGCACCGGCTATTAATGAAGCTTTTACCTCTTCAAAATTCATTTGTACCACAGGTAATTTCTTTTCTAGTTTAATATCTAACATTATTAATTCCCCCTATTTTTTATCACTTTATACATCCTAATATTTTTGAAATGCGTTACTAACTTATTTTATAAATATCTATCCATGTACCTTTATTTATTAAATCTCCATTTGGAAATCCGTAGGCATGAACTTCATCATTTGATTTCAAATTTATAAAATAACCCTTAGAATCATCTACTGACACCCTTAATTTCAAAGGATTTAATTCTTCTTTACCCTTTGCTACCACCTTTACATAATTGCCATTCATTCTTATTAATTGCTCATAGGTTAATACTTTTTCTTCCATATTAAAAACCTCCTAAATATTTTTATTGAATCGCCATATTCTCATATTCTGTAGCTTATATGATGCCATCTAAATCGTTTTTTACATGATCCGGTTTTAAGTTTAATTTATCCGTTGCTAGTTTCCAATTATCAAAATTCATTTGTTCAAACTTTGTAATATTATAAGCTGCACATATACTAGCTTCTTTAACACCTTTTTTTTCTGCTAATATTTGGATTGATTCAATTTTATTCTTATCTATTAGTGGTAATTTTTCTCCTTCATGTTTTAAACTTTCATATTCTGCTTTTTTATCTTCTTGTTTTATAAATTTAATTTCTGATGCTTTATATTTTTTACAGATTGAAGCTTCATCAATTCCTTTGGATTTCGCCATATCAATTAACATCTTTGCAGTAACTGTAGTCTCTTCTTTTTCTGTATCATCATGTACATTATCGTCTTTACCGCTTGCATGGTTTCCATCATCATCTTCGCTTGCTAACCCTAACATTGCAGATGCCTGATAACGGCGAACATATGTGATCATACTCCCAGCGCCTTGTACATTTAATACTTTTGCCCCACCTTTTAACGTCTGTTCGCCTTTTAAAACGAATGGTTCCATTTCTAAAAACTCACCACTCTCATGTAATAACATAGTTGTAATAGTAACGTTTTCTAAGTCTCCTGTGGTACTTTGTAATATACTTAATCCGTATTTACCTAGTATCGGTCTAACCAAACTTAAAATATCTTGTAGTGGAGCGTACTTACTATTAAATTGAGGATTCTTTGCCGAGTTCTTCGGATTAGTAACTTCACCCTGGAATTTACTTAATGCGCCTGCAATTTCTTTAATACTTTCGCTTCTTTTCATTTATATACCCCCTTAAAATATCTTATCTATAATTTGAGCAACATAAGAATTATCAACTTCAAAATTAGGATTTCCTTCCTTTTGTTTTTGAAGATCATTTATTAATATTGCGAAATAACCACTGTCAACACCGACAAGTTGATCTTCTAAAGTTTTTATATCTTTTAAATTAAAGTCTTGAAGATTCATACACATTTTTAAATATTGACCAGCGTTTATTGTCCATCCTCTAGTTATAAATTTTCTAGTTCTTATAATAGAACATAAAGGATATTTACTACCTACATACCTTAATTCTTTATTTAAGATAGCTTCTAAAGCATCTTGTCTCAGAGCTAATTCATTATCACCACTAGTCCAATAATTTGTACAATGTACAAAATCATAATTTTTATGAATGTTTTCAGCATCACCATAAAATCTGATTACTAATTGAACTTTGTCCGAAAGGGTTATTGCATTAGAAGATAAATAAACAGGCTTGTATTTTGGCTTTACCGGAATATTCTCTAAATCAGATTCAGGCGTTATATTGGTTTGCATAGTGTCATGTTCCTCGTAGCTTTCTAAATTAGGTTCTGTTTCATCATTCCCAGCTACGCCAGCAGATTGGATAAATACTTTTATTCTGTCACCATCTTCTACTATTTTTGCGCCTACGTTCTCATGTGCTTGATTGAACTTATTTACATAATATTTTGCAACCTCTAAACAAGTTTCTTTATTAGTAAAGTAAATATCATAATCATTAACTTCTTCATTCAGTAAGAGTGAAACAATTGCACCACCTGTTATAATTGAATTTTGTTTCATAAGTTTTTTTACTTTTATATCCTCAACACTTTCAAGTAACTCATTAAATTTTTTAGATAAAACGCATTTTATAATTCTTTTATTCATTTTAACTTTTCCCCCTTTTATTTTTAAAGAATTTCAAATTTGATTTTTAAGAAACTAATTAGCGCTTTCAAATGTACAAAATTGAGATTGCAGTTTCCATTCTCGAACAAACTATATCTTTGTGTAGATATTCCTATTTTTTCTGCAACTTGCGATTGAGTTAAATCTTGTTTAATTCTCTCCATTTTCAATTCTTTCCTTTTCATTCCTTCACTCCCTTTGTTTGGTAAATGTTTATATTTATACTATATGCCTTAACGTTGAATCTGTCAACCCTTAATATGTATATTTTCAACTTAATGTTAAATTATTTTTTTCTCTATTACTCTATGAATTTATTTTGTTCATATAGGTATTATTATTGCGAATATCGTTTATAATAGAAGTATATAATTGATATAAACTTTATGCTTATTTACTAATTATTGTATTTATTATTCATAAAGTTAAAATATGGAGGTAGAAGTATGGAAAAAGAAACCGATATTAAGATTGATGTTGAATTAAGAAAAACATTCGCTAGACGTTTGAAACGGCTAAGAACAGATAAAGGACTTACATTGGAAGAGTTTGCTAAAATACTGAGGGATAAATACGGTATAGGTGCAACCTATGGCTCAATAGGAAATTACGAAAGATCTACTCGTATTCCTGACCTTTTCATTATTAGTAAGATAGCTAATTATTTTGATGTTTCAACTGATTATTTAATGGGAATTGTAGACGAAAAAAATAGTAAAGCAATTCAGACGAATTTATTTGACGAAAAAAATGTTGAACATAACGTTAAGATTGTTTTCGACAAAAACAGTTCTTTGGCAAATATGTCATTGAAGGAAATACAAGAATTGGTAATAGAATTGAGAAATTCTGGAATTGACTTTGATAAGATAAAATGATAAAATTGTCATAATTTATACAATTTTATCAGTAATTTATTTCTCGCAACGTTGCATTTGATGTTATACTCTAAGTATGCGAATATATGTACGGTGTGGGGGGATAAAATATGTTAAAGAAACTGGAAGGTCTTTTATATATCGAGTATGACGGAAAAGTCTTTACGAAAAAAGAAATTTTAGAACAACTTAAAAAAAAAAATAAAAAATCATAACATAGCAAAGCAGCCACATTATTAAATTGTAGCTGCTTTTGTTTTGTTTATTTTATTTCCACTTTGTCTAATGTTTTGTCCAAAAAAAGCTGCAAAAATTCAGAAATTCCCATATTGCTTTCTTTAGCTAGCTTTTCAATCTTTTTTACCGTATTTGTGTTCAAATAATATGAAGTCCGTTTCGGCTTTGGAATAGAAACAAGTTTAGTAATCACAATAGATTCATTTACGTTTTCACCAATGTTTCCAGTTATAGTTTTTGTTTTGTTTCCAACATCAGAAACGTTTCCTTTGATGTTTCTAATTTCATTGTCAATATTTGGAGTATTGCCATCCTTTTCGGAATGTGGTACATTTGGTTTGACGTACTGCTTAGTCGTGGAATCGAAACTATAGTCAGCTTTCTTAAAATTTCTGCCTAATGTTGACCTTCCCACCTCTAGGTCGTGCGTTATTTTAGTTAAACTTTCCCCCTTTTCAAGTAATTTGTTAACATAGTCAATCTGTTTCATTACATTTAGTTCTTCAAATTCGGTATTGTTCATCAATTTCACCTCTTAAATACTTTACTATATCTAAGGTAAAATTGAAATAGTTAACGTTTCCTTTGCTACCTCTCTATTTCTCTCTCAGATTCATACTCATGTTCACAACGTCTTTCACCGTAATAGTTGCAACTATCCTTAATAGCTTCACTTAAAATCTCGTGTCTAGCGTTCTCCCATTCTCTGCTTTCCTCATTTAAACAATCATCTAACATAATAGTATGATATAATTCTTCCAGCCTTGCAGCTAAATCCATTTTATAGGCTCCTTATATTATTGCTAGTGCTATTTGACCTAACGTGTATAGGATATTAACTCCATGTGCGGTTTCTGATAATACGCCACCTCTAATTATTTTCATTTCAATATCTGCATTTTTAACCATGGTGCTATATTTTTCATACTTTAAAAACTTTCCTGCTGAAATTAGATAAGCTACTATTAAACCTTTAGTTATTTTACTGCCTATTAATATTGCCAATGCCATTTTATAACTCCTTTAAATTACTCTTTTCAAAAACTTTTTCTTTTCATCAATCCAATCATAATTTCTCATTTCTTTTAATAGGTCCTCTACTTCGATTTTGTTTTCAATTGTCATTTTACTTTCAGATAATGTTTTCACCCATGTAGTACTCTCATATTCTAATATCATCTTTCGATTTCCTGTTCATTTTCAGTATATTTAAAGTCAATTGGTGCGCCGGTATTATAGCAATCTCTTATTTCCTTTTCAAACTCTTTTTCATTCTTATAATTTATAGTTTCAACAACTTCGCCCCTAAATCCTAAATAATTGATATCATATTTCACTTTTCTAACTCCTTATTAATTGATTTGTCTTTGCAATATTCAAGAACTTTTTCAATATTCTGTACTGGTATTTTGTAATATTCAGCCAAAGTTTTGATTCCCTCAATATATACTTCATTTTCCTTTTGCATTAATTTAAGACTTTGGTATAATTTGATGTTTTGTTGCTGCAAATTCTCTTTTTCTGCATCCCTGGCAACTTGATAATTCTTATAAGCTGATAAAGTCCGTTTAGTTTCTTTTAATTTAATTTCAGTTAATTCATTATTTTTTGCTTTTGCCATAATACTCTCGATATTCTTCTCGTCTAATTTTTCAGCACATAATTGATAATATTTTTTTACGTCAAAATGAAATGCTTTACTTCCTTTCAACCCTCTCGTAAGTGATTTGAAACTGTTTATCATACAATTTGCATAATCCGTTTGTAGTTGGCTTAACATTACCTTGCCATCAAAAAAACGTTTATTAGACATTATCCTTTTACCTTTTTCGTTTGTATAATCAACACTTAACATTACGTGTATATGAGCGGTTGTCTCATCCATATGCAAAACCGCATAAATTACATTATTACCATAGCTATTTTTAAGCCACTCTACATTAATTGTAAGCCACTTTTCAAAGTCTGGTTTAGATAATGTCTGCATGAACTCAGGGCTTGTTGTAAGTACCATATCTCTTGCAATACAACTATCCTTACGTTTCCATACACCCTCGATGTGTTGTTTAAGATTTTCATAAACATTTCCATCACCTATAAGTATTCTGTTTTCATAAGTTTTCGTAGAGTCTGCATTTTCAACTTGACCCTCACGCTCCATGTGATACTCCCAAGCTTCAATAGCTTCTAAATTATAAAATTTACGGTCAATTCTCAGAATTGCATATTGAACAGGTTGCCCACCGCTCCTAAACGTAACCTCTTTGGCATCACTCACATAAACATTATTATCAACACCGATAATATTATCCAAAATATCCCCCTATTTATTACTTAAAAATGTTTCGAAACTTTCCTTTTCTACCTTTTGTGGTCTTTTATCAAGTTTCATTTGTAGCATAAGTTGATCTATTTGTTGCTGGATATCTTCCAATTCTTTATCCTTCAATTCTATATTCCTAACAGAACGATTATACAATTTATTTAATTCTGTTTTATCTTTAATTAATTCCTGTAACTGCAAAGTATTTGTTTGTTTATTTTCATTAAATTGCAAAATTTCATTATCTTTAACTTTTTTAAATTTTCTAAATTCCTCCATAATAACCTTTTTATCTATACCTTTAAAAAATAAACCTCCAATCCCAAACCCTAACAAACTATATCCAAAATATCCTAATATACTTAACAATATTTACCTCCATAAAATTAATTAACAATTGGAAACTAAAGGATGAATAGGTAAAAAATCAAAGGAAAAAAATCAAAGGAAAAACATACTACTCCTTTTCGTTTTCGCTCCGCTCAACGTATTAAAGAATCTGTTTTATGTCTCTACCTTCATATTCTTTATTTTCAAAATAAACATTAAGATCATCACTAACCACTTGCTTATTATTTATAATTATTATGCAGGTTTTATCAGGTAAACATCTTATTTCATTGTCATTATAGAGTCTCTTTTTCTGTTTAGAAGTAGACACTGTTATTTTATCGCCTGTTTTGCTTTTGGATTTAACTTCGATTTCACATTCTCCACAAATTTTAGATAAATAATCGATTGTAACTGGTTCGCTTATTCCAGGAAGAACTATTTTAGTTGTAAGATTGTTAAGCATTGTGTAAGATAAATCTTGGCCATAAAGTCTAAACAATTGACGAATATCATGAATACATAAATTAAGACTAAATTTTCTTGATCTAGCAGCCGTTATAATGTGATTCATTCCGGAAATTATTCCCAAATTAGCATATTCATCATAAAAATTAAATATTGGTAAGCAATTAGAATTTGCATCATAATAATCTAAATTGAAATTGATTAATTGGCTAAATACCGTTGCCATTAAAGGTGCTAGATAATCAGCTTGCACTTCACTGTTAATAATATATAGTGCAATTGGTCGTTGTCTTAATTCTGTTGGATTAAATTCATTGTTTGAGGTCGTGGAAGCTATTTTAAAATCACTAAATGATTGCAATGCACTTGCTAGTGTTGTTTTTATGCTACTTTCAAGCCCTTTTGCTCCTAAACTCATTTTAAATATACTCCATTGGTCTTGTATTTCAGTTGTAGTGTTTTGAAATAGCTTTTCTAGGTCGTAATTGCTATGTGTAACGATTAAATCTAAAGCGGTGGTAATATTGCATTGTTCTCCACCTCTATGTCTACAATAAAGCAATACCGCTACTAAGAGAGGTTTGCTTAATACTAACCATTCGGCACCGCCACTGTTTTTATCGTTTACACCTTTATCAGCATTATTTAATATAGTTTGTGCTAAATTATTTACATCACTAAAACCTCTACATATTGCTAAAGGATTGATGCTTATGCTTTTCCCTGGATTCATTGGACAGAATACTTTGATTTCTCGACCGCACACATTTTTCTGATACCAGCTAGTTTTTTCAAAAATTTCGCCTTTTACGTCTGAAATTATAAGGCTCGACATTGGTAAATTGTTAGATAATAAATTAGGAATATATTCAGCACTACTTTTGTAAGAACCCGTTTTCCCAAATATTGCAATATGCTCATACATTGTTTTTTCTGACAAAATATATCGTTGGCTTAACCTTATACCTTTAGTTCCTAAAAAATCCTTTATATCTTTTCTAGTACCTTTATATGCAGTTCCTATTTTAGTAACTTTATGAAAATTTTTATATCCCATAATCGAACCCTGGCAAATACACCCAGTGACTACCGCCCAACCTATTTTTGTGCCTACTGCAAGTAATTCCATTTTTAAACTCCTTATAAATTGGTATAATTCCTATTAAAAAGGGCAAACTATTATTATAAATATAAAGCGAGGTGTTAGATATGATTATAATTGGTACGATTGGCATGGCAGCGTGTGGTGTTAGTGCGTTAGTGAGTGGTGGATATGTGGCCATGGTGTTTTATAGAATTTTTACTAATTCTTTTTAAACATATCATTTTTAATTAAATCTTTGATATAATTAGACATATCGCCTTTATTTCTAACATGTTTATATATCTTATAATCATCATCATTGTTTTTAAAAGACACATATATTTTTAAATTCTTATTCACGTTAAAACCTTTCATATTGCTATACTTCATATTATGGTTGATGGTGAATATATGTGACTATATGTTTATATTTTCGTATAAAAAGAAGGCCACTTCTCAGCAACCTTTAGTGTTAAAACATTTTTAATTGTTGGGCATCATCTTCAATGCCGAGAAATTTTAAAATATTTTTTTCTCGCTTTTTACTAAAATATTTATAACCTCTAAACCAGATTAAAGCATCTTTATTATTTTTACTGCTATTACAACTTTGGCAACTAGGTATAATATTGTTGACTGTATATTCTCCACCCTTAGACGAAGCCAAGAAGTGTTCTTGCGTTAGTGGTAATTCTTTGCCACAATAAGCACATGAATTTTTGAAATGTTGTTTAATAGTTATCCATTGGATATCAGTAAGATTATGTGCTAACCCATGTTGCACAGATCGTCTATTTTGACTGTAAATCCTGAATTTTTCTAAATTGTCTTTTCTATATCTAGTTATTTTATCCTTATTGTCTTTTTTATATTTTTTGCGTGTTTTGATAACCGCTTCTTTATTTTGTTCGACGTATTGTTTTGCGTATTCTAATACATGGCTTTTGTTTTCGTCGTACCAAAGCTTGTTATATTCATCAATTCTATCTTTATTTTTTTCTTTATACCGTTTTTTTTGAAGAGCTATTGTGATTTTATTTTTCTCTAAATACCTATTTATTTCTTCTTTATGATTTTCAGAGTATTCTTTAACTTTTCGAGCAATATATTCCTTTTTTTCTTCTCTATACTTTTCTTTTTTATCTTTATTTTTACGTGAATATTTCTTTCCGTATTCTGATAATTTCTTACTATTTTTTTCTCTATATTGTTTTTTATATTCTGCTATTTTTTCTTTATTCACTTCTCTATAGCGCTTTTCACATTCTTTACATTCAGTTTTATATCCATCTTTTCTACATTTGTTTTTATAAAACATAGCAATATCTAGTTCTTCACCACATTTACTACAAATCCTTGTTTCCACTATTTAACCTTTTCTATAACTATTTTATCTTTTTCTACAGAAACACTTACAACATCAGTTTCTTTTAACCCTAAACTTTTAAATTCCTCCGTTAATCTTATGCTTAAACTGCCTGCCCACAATCCTATTTTACCTTTTCTCATTTTTATCAACCCCTTATATATACTATTATACCACTACCCTACCCTATTACACATAAATAATAAAATATATTTCAAAATAAGAAAAACCCCTACAATTAAGTAAGAGTTTCAAAATTACATATTATCAAATTGTCCTAGTGCTTCTAATTTCTCTTTATCAAAATCTTTTTTAATATCTTCATCCTTAACAGTAGGAGCATACTTTTTAATCATTTCTATAATTGTTTTTTCCTGTTCTTTGTCAAATTTATATCCTTTGTTTTTACGTTCCAAAGCTAATTTTTTCATAAACTCTGAAAAGTTTCCCTGTTCCTCGCAATATTGCAATAATTCCTTTTCATCATCTTTAAAGCTAACTGATTTAACTCTACTAGCTGCCATAGCTACCTCCTATAAACTTTTAAGTTCTCCCATATATTTAAAAGCATTAGCATTTACAAATTGAGCATTATCAATAAGTTCAGCGTTATTAAATAATGGTTTAATTTTATCAAACAATCTTATTCCACCGCCACCAATAATAAATGTATTATCCATAGTGTCGTGTGTCTTGAAATCTGTTTTGATTGCATTAGCTACTTTTCTAACATGTTCATCTATAACGCTCCCATACTGTCCTAAATCAATTTTACCTGTCTTTGATGTAATATAACCTTTCTGTAATTTGTTATCCATCTGATAAGCTGCAATATTAACATCATGCTCAGATACTATCCTTTGGACTAAATTAGAATAAAGTTTCAACATTCCCAACGGATAAGTAGCTTTATTAATTAACTTCATACCTTCAAAATGAGATATATCTACAGTAGAACCGCCAATATCAATAATCAATGTATCGTCATTCTTAATATCTTTAGCATTTAAAAAAGCCACACCAACACTTTGAGGATATACCATAACACTTTTTATTTTAATATCTTGAAAATGTTCACCTATTTTAATCCTTTTAACACCATAACTTAATAGTTTTTCTTTGAAAGCTTCTTTCTGACTAGAATAAAATGCAATAGGTAAACCAGCAACAACATCTGCTTCGATAAATGTACTTTCAGGAAAACTCATAGCAATTGCGGTAATGGTACATATTTCAGTAACTAACGAATTTGTTTTATTATTATCTGCAACACCTTCACCATCCTCGGCTCCCACTGTATAATCAATACCATCAATATTTACATTTATAGTGTCTTTATTTATATCAATATCTTTACCAGTTTTAATTGTACTTGGAAATATAATTCCCTCAGAAGTTTTAGTGTTTTGAAATCCATTGTCTAAACCAATTATCATTATATATCGCCCCTTTGTAGTATATTTATGACTTTGTAATATATGCTTTGTAATATATTATATGAAAATTACTACAGAATGTCAACACTAAATAAAAAAACCTCCATATCCACCGCCTTAAAGTGAACACAAAGGTTTTTAGTTTATATTTCCAACTATTATTATAACGCATATTCAAACTTATTTTTATATTCCTTCTCTAATTTTACGTCTACTTTCAATTATTAATGCTAGAGATTGTTGTTTGCTCATTCGCGGAGTATTAAGAGCTTTTTCTTCGCTCCATCCAGCTTTAACTCTATTCTTGTATATTTTTATACTTACATCATTGTTTTTTAGCATTAGTTTCATTTCGTCAGTAATGTTTATGTCAATATGCTTAATATGTTCTGTACACGCTCTTTCTATATCCCAACCATAAATACGTACTCTATGCGTTAATGTTTGATTGGCTATACCATGGCTTAATCCTAAAGTGTATTGCTCTGGTGATATATAATAACTGTAATTCATTTTTACCCCCTTAGTGCAAAATATTTTTGAATTACGACTTAACTAGCTTCAAACTTTCGCTCACATGCCATATTATAAAATTCTTCTTCTTTCTCAATTCCAATATAATTTCTGCCTATAGTACTTACTGTTTTTATAGTTCCACTGCCACAACAGTTATCTAATATTAAATTACCTTCGTTTGTATAAGTTTTTGCTAAATATTTGTATAGCTCTTCGGGTTTTTGAGTATTGTGTATAGGTCTTGCCACACCTTGGAAGTCCAATACTTGATGTGGGTAATTAGTGAATTTTCTAATATAACTTTTTTCTTTAATTGCTCCACCATTATGTCCTGAAACATGTTTTGTATTATCTAATTTGCCTTTAGGATTAACTATCTCTTTATTGTATAGTAATATTCCTTGTGGGTTATAATTAGGAGGTTTAGCATAAAATACTGATATTGTCTCGATATCTTTCAATGGCATTTTTTTTGCATTTAAAAAACCATTTGCTTTGCTTTTTCTCCAATACCAATCGTACTTATACATCACTTCATTGCTTAGTCTTAGCTTACTGCTGAATGGTTCACTGCCAAATAATACAATTGCACCATTAGGGATTATAATCCTATTATATTGCTCCCACAACTCTTTGAATGGAATTACGCTATCCCATTTACATTTAGTAGTTCCATAAGGTAAGTCGCAAAGAATCATGTCTATTGATTTGCTATCTATATCTTTCATTATTTCTAGGCAATTGCCTAAATAAATTTTATTTTGTTCTAACATTTTTATCCTCCACTTCTATATATTCATCTAAATACGTTTCAGAGGCTTCTTTACACCATCTGCCTTCACACATTCCCATACAAGTGTTTATGTTTCCACCACGTGTCCACGAGCAATAATTGCACAATTCGTCTGTGCCTTCAATTTTATCTAATAATTCTTTTTTCATTTTATCTAACATAAAATATCTCCTTTTTTAAGTCGCATTATAATCATATTACGTACCACGCTATTTACCTTTGCAGTTCTTATTACACACCTCTATAAAATCATTATGCCTAATATCTTTGAATACACATATCTGTTCTGAAATAGGTGTATATATAAAATCAAAACATCTTTTACAAACTCGCGGTTGAACTCTTATATTTGGATTTACTTTTGTTTCTACCATATTTCTCTCCTTGACTTTTAAAATTCATTAACTTTATAAACTTCTAACGCATTGCTTAATTCTTGTAAATACCTATCATAATTAAAAAAATGATTGTCTTTAATTTGGCATATAATTTCCTCTTGATTTTTTTTATTCTCGTAAATATTATAAAACATAATGTTTTTAGACTTAGGAGTATGTTTCACAAAATAATCGTTCCATTTTACAAGTATTGATTCACCTTTGTTGAGTTTTTCAAACTGCTCTACGGTATTTAATAGCTCTATCTTCATAACTTAACGCCTTCTGCATTTTTCAAACCCATAAGAGAAAGTAAATATTCTTTAGGATCACCATGATACAAATTCATTAACCCAGTGCAGAAAAACATCCATTGTTCCCCTGTTCCATAATGTGGTTTCCAATAACATCTATCTTCTATTGTCATGTCCGGAATGATGCCATTAATGATATATTCCCTATAACTTTTAATAATCCACCTTGATTTATCTACGCTGCAACCTCCGCCCTCTTTTGCAGAAATCAAATTCGCTAAACTTCTATCAATATAATTATAATTGTCATATATGAAAAATAGTTTTGATAATTTATTGCGGTCCGTTACTTCTGGATTCAACCCATTTGCAACCGCCCTAAGCACTTTTTTTAATGGATATTTAATAAATACATCAAATTTCTCCATATCTTTTAAGTCGTATTTTGAATTTACCAAGCTTTCAATTTTATCACTAAACCCTTTTTTAGTTTCCGTTTCCTCCGCATTAATTAATCCATCAAATATTGAACCTAGAACATTTTTTATATCTTTATTTTCCATGTTATTTATCCCCCTTATTAAATTGTTCATATGCCATTTTTAAGCCTACCAAGTAAGCTTGAACTCTATAAGGTATAATATCGCCAGCTTTAAATATCCATTCAGCTATATCACAATCATAATCAGTTAAATCATCGTAAACTTGATTAACTTCATAATCCCAATTACTTTTACAAGTACAATTTTCAGCAGCTACTATCAATTCTCTTAATAGTTTAACGTGATTATCTATTCTTTCCTTTCTCTCAATATCTTTTTTATTATCTAAATCAAAATCATCATCATTTATATTATCTATTTCCTCTTTTATTCTTGCTTTAGCATCATCAGTATCAAAAGAATATTTATCCTCGTCAAGTGCAGATAGTTTTCCATGAAAATAATCAAGTCCATAACTTATAATTGATTCAACGCTAGCCTTTTCAGTAAAACAAAATACTGCATCACCTATATCACCAGTAACATACATTCTTGAACCATCAAATACAAACCTAGTATAATAAGAACTTGAACCTGGTTCACCCCAGCTCAAAGCAGAAACCCTATCATCATATTTTTTAAATTCCGCAACATGTTTTTCAAACCATTCTTTAATTTCCTTTTCCGTTTCTTTATAATTCATGTAAATAATCCCCCTCAGAATTTGTTTTTACCATATTTATACTATATACCTTAAAGTTGCTAATTACAACGTTATGTTGAAATATATTTTATAATTAAATTTTTATTTCAAATCCGCTACAAAACTCAGTATCTATATTTTCAATTATATTAGAAGTTCCGTTCCCATTTGGACAGTGATGTCCTTTACGATAAGATTTCACTAAATGCTTGCAATCTTTACAAAATCCCTTAAAATCCAAAGTTTCAGTTTTGTCCTCAGAAACTTCCTTAAAGATTATTTCTCCTGGATCATTGTCTAATTCTTCAAGTCTTCTTGTTGCCGATTTATCCGCAACATATTTCAAATTATTAAATAAAAACTTAACTTCTTCCTCATTCTCACATATTTCAAATAAATCGTCTAAAATAACGCTTAATGTAAAATCTTTTAGCCTTAATTTTCCGTTTGTGCTTCTTGATAGCATCTGAATACCTCCCAAGTCCTTAAATTTCGTTTGTACTGAACTTTTATTTAATCATTACATAATTACGCCTTATTATTTTTATTACTCTCAGTGTGTCTCTAAATATCCTTATTTAACTCTTGTTTTAATTTTCTTCTGGAATATCTATTTAACATCTTACTCATTTTTCTTCTATCGTTGGCATCAACAATTTGATTGCAATTATAATCATATGAAGTTGCTTTGACCACATTAACCTGTTTTACTATATCTTTCATAGATTCACCCAAATTACGCAGCCTTGTTTATGCTCATAAGAAACTGGAATATCATATCTTTTAGCATCTTCAATACACCATCCATAAGGATTAGGATATATTTCAAGCAATTCCTCGTAAGTTATAGTTAACATGTGGCTGCTTTGCATTATCCCAAAATTGTGTCTGTTTATTTTAAAACAATGGTATAAGAAAACTGTACCAAACACTTTTTTACTACCACTTTCAATTATCCCTATTTTCCCATGAATATTAGTTTTACTACCTCTGACCTCAATTGTTTTTTCACCGCTTAAAATTAATTCTGCCCACTTTGGTTTTATTATCAAACCTTTCATATTTTCCCCCTCATATCTTTGTATATACCAATGTATTGAGTTTATGGAAATATCCTGAATTAGCAACCTCTGTTTTTGTCATAGTTGGAGTTGTACTTGCTTTCTCTGGATTCCAACCTCTTTTAACCCTGCATTGCAATGTGGTTACCTTAATACCATTATTCTTAGCTACCTCGTATTGCTCTATAGAAATTTTACGTATACTTTCAACTGCAAGATTTATTGATTCTTTAGCAGTTAACGTATGTGTGTTCATAGCTCTTTCTGTGGTCCATCCAAGTCGTAATACCCTAGCACTAAAAGTAGCTATTTTTATATTATTTATTTTCAAAGTTTCTTTTATTTCATCGGTTAATATGTTTTTAAGTCCTTGTCTATGCAAATGTTCTGTGCAAGCTCTTTTAATATCCCACCCATACTCATGTATGCGATTTTCTAAAACGTGGTTCGATATTCCATTGTTTAAAGCTAAATCATATTCTTTAGGAGTTATATACCAATGATAATCTACCATCCTAATAATTGCTTTTCTAAAGCTTCTAATTCTCCTGGTACTTGTTCTCTAGTGCTACAATTTTCTGCAAAATCGCTTTTCTTTTTATTGTAAGGTATAGAAGCTCTTTGCGGTTTCTGGTTTAAATATCCTTCAAACTTATTACTAAAAAGAGTTTGAGGTCTTAAATATATACGCATATCTTCTTTATTAGGTAAAGGTTCTTTGTTCCACTCTGTCGTTTTTATATCAATTACTTTTTTAAAATCTTCTAGTGTAGCCTTTTCATTCCACCTAGCTTTAATTAAATCTTTAGTAGCTTTGCTTGTAGCTCTATATTTTGTGTCCGCTTTCAAATTAAGATAATCAACTATTTCAGAAAAAGGTATATATATATTAGTATTATCATTATTAGTAATTTCATTATTAGTTAAATCATTTATTAGTAGTCCTGCGTTTCCTACATCTACGTTAGGTACATCTACGTTAGGTACATCTACGTTTCGCACAAGTAGTGATGTTTCCTCGCTTTGTACGTTATTGTATTCCATATTTACTATTTCTTTTCCATTTTCTAGTATAAAAATAGACTTGATTTTACCATCTTGATTAGGTTTTTCATAAACTACACTCTCCCAATGATCTATAACTTTATTTATAAATACTGGATACCGTTGAATATAATTAAACTCTTTTAATTCATTTAATGCCGACCTGGTAGCTCTCTCTCCATCTGTGCTTTGCTTAATTAAGCTTTCAATAATTATTTTCCAATCATCCGGCTTGCTTAATAAGTAAGACAATAACCCTTTTGCTTTCCAACTAAGTCCTTTTTCACTTAAAAACAATTTATTCATCATTACATAAGGATTATCCGAATCCTTCTTTACTCTTATAACGCTTTTGTCCATAATATTAATTCCTCCTAAAATTTTTTAATTTTAGGTTAAATAACCAGTATACTTTTAAAGAAAATGTGATATAATATAATTAGATATTTTTAAAAGCATATAGAATATAAACCTAAATAGCATTTGCGATGCCCGCTGATGCTTTTTATTTTTTTTGTAAATTGGCATATCCCCATTATACAACATTTCAACGTTATGTGTAAAATGAATTTTTAAAATATAAATTAATAGTTCTCTCTTTTCTTTAAATATTCTCTAGCTTTTGATAAGTCGAACACTTCATAACCTTGCTCTGCAAATAATTTTGCACTCTTATCATAAAACCCTTTATATTGAATTTTCATTGTTGCTTTATTTTCTTCGTATACAGTTTCTCTTTTAACTACCATATAATTAAACCCAGCTTCTACATTTTCTTTAATTGCCTTATCTATAATGTCACTTGAATTTTTAACCATTTCAGAAGTTCCATCTTCTAACGGATTGTAAATATCTTTATTATAGTCTTTCAGTACTTTAACACCCTCACCAAACTTTCTAGTTGCTTTTATAGTTTCAAAAGCCATCTATTTCACTTCTTCCTTTATATATTCTTCCATATGCTTTTGAATCCAGTTGCTCATATTAATAGAATTTCCTTTAGCCTTTTTAGTAAACTTCGCTAAAATTACTTCGTCTATTGAAAATGTCTTTTTCTTTATTATGATGTTCCCCTCCCTTTATATTCCTTTATACATACTATACTCCATTATTATTTAATGTGCAAGATTTTTATTTAATATTCGGTAACACATTTGTAATTAACACATAGTATAAAGTATGACCGATATGGAAGGAGCAAATACATGTTAAATAGCAAAAAAACTTATCCTCTATCTTATAAGGGATTACAAACTGCAATCAATGACCGTAACCACCATTTAAAGGTACGCAATAGAGTTTTAATTTTAATAGGTGCGATTACATTAACAAGTATATTAGGAATGCCTAGTGCAAGTGTCATAGCATTTAAAGTAATATAAATACATTAAAGGAGAGTGCAAAAATGAATGTTAAAGAATTTCTATTAAGTGTAGGTGCCAATTTAGAAAATGAAGACACGAAAGAAATGGTAGAATCCGGTTATTATGAGGATGATAAATTACATTATGAATTGATATTTGGAAATGATGAAAATGTAACAAACGATACAATAATTATTAGAGTTGAAAAATCTAAAAGTTGCGTGTGAGGGGAGTGTAAAATGAATGAATACAATGTTAAGTTGACTATGGATGAAATAGAATATCTAATAGACGTATTATCAGAAACAAAGGGATATACTCAATTTGAATATGGTATATATAAAACGTTAAATGAAATTGTTGAACAAAATGAAAATAATAAATAAGGAGCATGTTAAATGCAGAAATATATTGATGTAATAGACAAATTAAGAAATGAAATGTTAACTGAAAAAGATAAATTAGAAGAAGATATTGATACTGATGAAAAATATAAAAGATTTAATACATTGGATTCGGTTTTCTGTAATCTTTGTAATCTACAATTAGAATTACAGGTAGGTACAAATGAATTAGATAGTTTAACGGATACTGAAAAAGATTTTCGCATTGATGAAATAATAAATGGTGAGGTTGAATTTTAATGACAAGAAATAAAAATAAGAGCCACAACTAAGTAGCTCCATAGGAAAATATATTATAAAGAGGTAGCTGCAACTAGTTACCTCTTATTCTATTGTATGTAATCATTCTTTGTCTGTGATTCCTTCGGTTAATGGATTTATTACAACACCCAAACCCACTAATATTGTTAATAGCATATCTACCAACGTATCAAAATTAGCCGGTAACTCTATTTTTGTAAACGTCTTAATTACCAATACCAAAAAAGCTACTAAACTTAATAAAAATGCTTTGTTTCTTAATCTTGCTTTTATATCCATTAATAAAACCTCCAATTTTAATTTGTAATATATGTACACATACGTAAACACATTGTAAATGCTGATTTCTTCATGTACACATATTGTTTACATTATCTAAGATACTGATTTGATACCCAACCGCCATGATTGCCAAAACGAATATTACTAAATCCATTAGAAACACGCTCAACAATGACTTTTTCTCCATTAATTTTATTGCCTATATCTGCAAAGTTTGTTCCGGCTCCGGACCTAACATTTAAAACATCTGCAATTACTGTTTTAGTAATAGGATATTTAATTGAAGCAGCTCCATTGCTAATAAATTCAGAACTACACCAACCACCATGATCGCCAAAATATACGTTTATCCAATTTCCAACCTTGTTGCCTAGCCTAACTTTATCACCTTTTTTAAACTGACCTATAGTATTAAAATCTATATCAGAACCACTTCTAACATTTAGTACAGTTGCAGTAACATAACCATATTTAATAGTTTCTTTAATAGCTGAAATAGGTTTGCCTAAAAGAGTTACATTGCTTTTACCTTTTATAAGAATATCATCATAAAATACATTTACATCAACATGCCCATTAACACCGCTTACATCGCCTGTAGAGGAATATTGAAATCCGGCATATACTTTTACATTTGGTTTAACAACTCCGTAATGAGCAACCCACAATGGTATATCTTTAACCGTTTGATTCAAGTTGTTAGCATAAAACGAATCGCCTGTATAAATGCAAACTTCCTTACCTTGACTTAACATATAATCAGCAAACTTTCTAACGCCGGAACTAATCTGAGTTGAGTTACGACCTTCTGTTTCTTCAATGTCTATAGCATATTTGCAATCAACTTGTAAGCCGTTTGTAGAACTAAGAAAATGTTGAGCTTCTTTGACTGGATCATTGGTCCTCATATAATGATAAAATCCAACTTTTAATTCTGCTGCTTTGGCTTGTGCATATTGTAATCTAAACGGAGCCGAATCATACGTAATGCCCTCTGTAGCTTTTATGTATACAATTTCTACGCCACTTGCTTTTACTTTTTTAAAATCTGTGTTAATTTGATAAACTGCAATATCTATACCACGCATTAATTATTCCTCCTTATCTACTATCTAAATACATCCATATATTACTTACGACTAACCCGATGAAAACGGTTAATATAGCTTTGGAAACCCAAACAATTATATTTAACGAAACATCTTGTCTTACATTGAGTATTTTAATCTCATTTAATTTTGCAGTATGGTCTTCAAGCACCTTTTCCGTTTTATCTGCTGCTTTTTCCAATGATGCAACTCTGTGTTCTGTCCCTTCTTCTCCCATTCTGTTACCTCCTAATTTTTTACGTTTACTTTCGAGGTAAGCGATTGTATAATGTTTGCATAAAGTCTTTCGAGATTTTGTACAACCTTCAAAGTTAACTTTAACGAGTGCTTTGGGGGTTTTTACCTTGCTAGATTAAAACCATCTTATATACCACCAAAACATAGAATCCCTCCTTTCTTATAAATATAAATCTTATACCTATATTTTAACATAACGTTGAAATAAAAAATATAAAAAAATATATAGAAAAACTCTAATAAATTAATATTAGAGTTTTTTCTTACTATTCACAAATTCGCTCAATTCATCCTGGAACCAATACACCAGGACTATGATAATGAGTATAATAAACTTAAACACGTCTAAACCTCCTTACCTCAATCTCTTAATTAAGCTATCTTTAGCTTCTTTTTTAACTTTTGCCAATGCTTTCGCTAACATATCGGCCTTTTCTTCATCTGTAGAACCTCTATAACCACCACCAAAAATAACATGACTATAAGCATTCATAGTTTTTTCACCTACCGTTTTCTGATACTCTGAAAATTGTTCTCCGGTTAAAACAATATCTTCTTTAAGTTTATTGGCTTTAGTTTTAGTTAAAGTTTTAGAAACTGCACTAGGTATCTGATCGGTTAAATTACTATCATCATATAATCTAACCATTTCCTTCTGTACATCGGTAGGATTATAAGTTGTTTTAAAACCTGGATTAAACATAACATTAAATATAGTATTTTCGCCTTGAAAGGTTTTAAGTTCTTCACCGGCAGCGTTAGTTTTCTTAGGTAATGAGGTTGATAACATTGGAAGTCTATTAATTAATTTATTAAAAGTTTGTTTGAATAAATTAGCATCATAAGTTTCCCTAACAAATGGATCGTTTAATTGTCTTAATTGATTACCTATAGTTGGTGTAACCTGTGTGGTTGTTCCAAGCATACCACTTGCTAAACTCGCAGCAGGATTATAGCCACCCATAAGTCTACTAGGACCTTGCAGTAAAGTAGAGTTAAACAATAAATTAACACCACTACCAGCACCATTTACTAACGCACTTCCTATACTGGCACTATCTTTTATAGAATTATAAACATCAGCACCCATCATTAGTGGAGCAGACGCAGGTAATGCCCAATCAATAGTTTGATATGTGTCACCAAATTTAATAGCATAACTTCCTTTACCTAAAGAATCATTCAACCCTGAAATTTTAGCATTTTTACTTCTTGCACCAGTAATTAAACCACTCTTAGCCATTAAGTAACCTATTAGTGCAAGTCCTGTTCCAGTTAATCCTCTAGCTAAAGTATTAACAAATTTAGATTGATCAAATGTGCCTTTACCCCTGGTAGATACACCATGAGCAGTAGCTTTCAATATGCCCACCGGAGAATAATCTATAAATTTATCAAGTACATTGGCAGGAGTTTTAGCAAAAGGCATTATCAAATTAGAAAACAATTGGAAAATAGTCTTAGCTTCCGGATTCTTATTTAAAAAGTTAGCACTTTTAATACCAGTAAAAATATTTGCCATAGCACTATCATTTTGTAATGTACGTTCTAAACCGTATTGTTTAGCGGTTTCTTTCATTTCATCAGTTATAACATTAGATTTTTTTATTATTTTAAGTTCTGCAATTTTCTCAGCATAAGCTGCATTATAGAAAGGCGTATCTCCTAATTTTAATGCTTTACCAACTATAAAATGAATTTTGTTAGCTGCTTTATTTATGCTTCTTTGAACAGGAGTTTTAGCATTTTCATTAAATATTTTAGTTTTATATGGAAGTTCAACTCCACCGCCTGCTGGTGAGGTATCAACATTGTTTATAATATCTAATTTCCATTCTTTTAAACCTTGTTGAAAACCTTCTTTAGCTGCTTTTCCTTTAGCAACTGGCATTAATAAAGTAGTTCTTTCTGACTTTCTAATACTTGAAACTATTTTATCTATTGCAGCACCAGGAATATTTTTAACAGATTCCATAGTATTCAATAAGGCATTTCCTAGTGGATTACGTACAACTGTAGTCTTAGGATTAAATAACATTGAAATTCTTTGAACGGCTTTTAATTTTTCCATGTTACTCGATGGTGTTTTTTCTGCTATTAATCCACCCACTTTAGACATTTCCATTCTGTTTTCATAATTATCCGGAATAGCATCATTAGCAAGTTTCATATGTTCGGTTATAAACTTAATATCCTCTGATTCTAATATCGGTAATCCTTCTTTTTGTTTTATTAAATCTCGAATGGACTCTTTATCATATGCCCCTAAATTAATCAACTCTGCTATCTTTTGGAATGTGTCTTTTTGTACTGTTTTTTTCTTATCTTTAAACATACTTTTCAATATACTGTCTGATCTTGTTTTTACCAGTTCGTTAAATCTGCTTTGAATTTTTTTGCCTAATAATTCTATGCCTTTACCAGTTACATTAGTATTTTCAACTAAATAATCAGTGATAACCTTTAGTGAAGCTTCTTTATCACTTATACTAGATTTAGCAATGTCAACTAGCTTTTGGTCTAAAGTTTTCATAGCGGTCTGTACGCTTCTATTAAGCGTGTTATTGCTATATGTTGGAACAATACCTTTTTCAAAATAATCATTCAATATACTACTAACTTCTGAATCATCTTTGTACTTATCTTTTAATATAACTTTTGCTTTTTTCCAGGTATCACTATATTCATCTTTACTTTGAATAGCCTGCTTTAAATATTCAATAGGATTTCTTGGCGAAGATTTTGACTTAGTTGGTAGTGGAGATTCCTGAGCTGACTTAAATAATTCATTAACCATATCTGCAATTAAATTAGTTTCCTTTTCTGATGAAGGTTTTAAGGTATTATTAATTTTTTTAGCTAACATACTTTCAGGAAGTAGCTCTTCAACTGTTTGTTTTGCAGCTTCTTCATGTGAAGTATCTAATATATCAGTAACAGTTTTAGCCTGCTTGTCAATTTCATCAATAAGGTTAGGATTACTTTCTTTAACAGTTTCCTCTGCTTTATTAATCACTCTTTGAGCTTCTATTAATTTGCCCTCACCAGTACGTGAATACTTAGCAAATGATTGAACAGTACGACCACCTTCTGTACCAGCTTTACGTACATTCTTTAACCAGTTCTTAGTATCTGTATAGTCTCCTGTTTCTCTAGCCTTAACAAGTTTATCATCACCTAAAATACCCATCATAGTGTCAACATCTGAGCCACTATAAATTTCTTTATTGTTCAAGCTTTCAATTTCACCTTCAAGATCAGTTTCTATCCTTTGTTTAGCTTCATTTAAACTCATTTGTTCTGTTCTAGTATCATATGAAAAATCACCAACATCTAGCATATCTTTTTCAATTTCAGTTAACAAACCTGTGTTTTTAAGAGTGTTAGAATAGACTTTACTAACTACCGCAGGTTTACCACTAAATTCAATTCCATCTAGCATAGTATCATTAGTCACATTTTCATTAGGTATATTATTGTTTCTACCAAAATTATTATTTGGTTTATCAGACTTCATATCCATGTTAGTGCTTAATGTATCACCTTTAGATTTTTTAGGCAATTTTTCTTTTGTTGGACTACCTTTTAATATAGGCATAGATTTAGTTTTGACTTCTACACTTTTATCAATAGTAACTATTCTAGTGTTTACACCAGTTTTACGATCACTTTCATTAAAGGTACCTTCTGATAATTTCTCACTAACACCATGTAAATCAAGCCATCTTCTAAACTCAACACTCTTTTTATCACTTGCAAAGAAAGGATGTTCAGACATAATAGAAACTATTCTGCCACCTGGTTTAAGCAATTCATAAGTGTGCATAACATGGTCTACATCTTGACCTTTCTCGAAAGGGGGATTCATTATAATTTTGTCATATGATCCAGTTTGTTTAAGGAAATCATCACCAACAACATTGTGGCCTTTATCTTTCAATAACTCATTTAAAGAATGATTATATTCAACTACATCAAGTTTATTTTCTGAATATTGCTCTTTAATATTGTCAGCTATATGACCAGTTCCAGCGGAAGGTTCTAGTATCTTATCTCCTGGCTTTATGTTAGCTTCTTCAATCATTCTATTAACCGTAGTTTTAGGAGTAGGAAAATAACCATCAATTTTAGTTCTGGATAATTCAAGTTCTCTGTTTCTAATACCACGTTGTTTAATTTCTGCAGCACTAGCCTTAGTTCCTAATGTATGTGGTAAAAACTCTCTAAGCGCAGCTCTTAACTGTGGTACAGTTTCAATGCCCATAGCTTGCAACCTTTTATATTCATCTACATTATTAATTCGTGGTAAATGATAACTTTCTATTCCATTTGCTTGTGCTACTTTGACAAGTGCTTCAATTTCTTTCATTTCATTTTCATTAATATCAACTCTTTCACCTGTGTTTTTTTCAGCTAATTTAATATATTTAGTAGAAGTTTTTATAAAACCTTTAATATCTTTAGTGAAATTAACCAGGTCCAGAAGATTACTTGAATAAATAGTCATTTTAGGATATTCAGCATTATCAATCATTTCAATAGTTGCATCTGAATTTCTTATTTGTTTTTCAAGTTCATTGCTTCTTGTATAATCAGCAGTATATTTTTCTTTTGCAACTTTCTGAGCGTAAAGCCTTTTGTTGGTACCTAACAAATATTCCAATGTTTGAATATGAGTTCTTGTAGTAATGCCCTTTAAATGTTCAGCTTCTCCATTCTCAATAGCATCCGAAACTCTATTCATAATAGCCTGAGTTTCTTTAAGACTATCACCATGTTCTCTAGCGTTGGCAGCCATACCAGCACGCCTTGATGTATTTTCTTGCCTATCAGAATAACTATTATCAATTTCAGTTTGCATATTGTCAGCTAATTTTCTTAACTTATCAGCAACAACTTTAGAGGTATCAACTTTATCACTGGTAACTGATCCACCCTCTTTAAGCAATTTAAGACTTTCAGTTGGATCCTCTTTAAATATAAATCCCTTTTTAAAATTAGAATAATACCCACCTATTTTTTTAATCTCACTTCTTACGGACCCATAAGCTTCTTTTTCTATTCTGTTTTTAAATTTAACCACCCAAAGGTCCTCACCAGTTTTAGTATTAGTATCTTTGATAGGAGCTTCAAACATATCATCTATATTGCTTATAGCTTCAACATCTTTAGTTCTTTTATCCTCTGCCTTATTATCGGCTCTTTCATTTTGAGCTTTGGCAACTAAATCTTCATAAGTTCTAGTCTCTTCTACAGACAAACCTTGTTGTTCTTTTTTAGTTCTAAACTCTGTAACGGTTTCTGGATTATTCAAAGATTTTTCATTTTTAGCTTTTTCAGCTTCATATTTAGCTCTACTTTCAGTGCGATATTTATTGATACTTTCATCCGTTATAGCGTTAATCAATTTTCTTTTATCGTCATATTTAATTTCTTTTCCTGAAAAATCATATATAGTAGAATAAACATTTTTATCCGTATATATCATTCTTTCAATGTACTTATCAAATAATTCGTTCGTATATTTTTCTAGTGTAGTTTTCCTTTTACCTTTATACTTTGGATTAGCTTTTAAATTATCAAATATACCTTCTTTTATAACAGTTTCATTTTTAATTAAATATTCAAATTGGTCTTTAATATCTTGTGCAGTAACTTTTTCTCTTTTAATATAACCATTAAATTTAACTAACTTTTTATAATGTTCTTCTGGCGTGGATGGTTCCTCTACAGTTCCATTTCCCACTCCTTTTGTAATTTCTTTGTTCCCATCTGCTTTATCATTTTCGATAAAAAGAGTTTTCTTTTCTAATTCCTTATTTTCAAGCATAAGTGTTTTAGCTATATTTTTCTTTTCGTTTTCAAATTTAATTCTTGCAACACTATCACCAAGAGTAAGATTTTCTTTAAAATAATTGTCTATTGTATTTTGAAGTTTTGCAAAAACTATGTCTGTTGTATCCATTCCTTCAATATTTTTAATATCAGACATATCATCTTTTTGGCTTATTTCTGCGCCCTCTAATATTTTTAAAAATTTGGGATCTTCATCGTCTAAATCATTTTCAAAATAAGTATTATATTCATCCTCTGTTATATACTGTAATGCCTTTTCTTTGAATATATCTTCATTGTCCAATTTACCCATAAAATCATGATTTTTCATATCTAAAATAAAAGTAAAATCGCCATAGTCTTGTGAATACATCAAAACACCATTAATATATTTTGTTGCAAAATAAGCTCCCTCATTAACATGACATACAACCCATTTATTAATTGGTATTCTAACTGGTTTAGCGCCATTGAAAAAACTTCCGTTTGGATCTTTAGCTTCAATAACTCTTTTGTATTCAGGCAATCTAGCATTTAAAATTTCTTGTTTTGTTTTTGATTTTTTAGATACCATAACTTCACTCTTAATATTGTTATCACTGTTATTATATTCAACGTTAGGTAATGTAGTAACTTCTTCTTTAGAAAATACTGCAAACTCTAACGTGCTTTCACTTCTTAATGCTGAAACAATACCATCAAAACCAACGTTTTGTAATATTTCGCCAACGTTATCAGAACCATCCCAAAAACCTTTTTTATTATCTTTAGAATTTTCCTTTAAAGCGTTTGTTATAGTCTCAAACGGAGTATAAAAACGTTGGTTATTAGGATTAAATGCAAATGTTATTTGAGCATCTGTTAATCCAGCTTTCGATAAAGCTAGTTTTAATTTGTCAAAAGTTTCAGCACTATACTTCTTGTCAAATTCATCAACGAAAGGATTTAATAAGGTAATATCTTTTTCTTCTATAAATGCACCTTCACCTCTGTGATCTTTCCAAGTTTCGGCAACCCCTTTCATATTTGTATAATATTTAGCTTTACCATATCTAGTAACACCGGAATACCCATCTTCTAACGCTCTACCTCTATATCCATGCACCTTAATTGCAACATCAGACTCTAACATAGCATAAGTAACAAAATCATTACTAGATGTGACCTCTACGACATTTGTACTAGTTTTAGGTGATAAGCTAGGATAATCTTTCAAAACCTCTTCTAAAACTGGTTTACCATCTTTAATAGCGAGTTTAACCGCTTCTTCATGCTCATATTCAAGAAGTTTTTTATCTACACCTCTACGAGTACCAACATATTCAGCTTTAGTTTTAGTCCAACGGTTAGCAACATTTTCATTGTAAATATCTGTTCTCTTTTTACGTTCTGATTCTGCTTCTTGTAATTTTGTTTTAACTTCTTCTTTTTTAGTATTCTCAATATTTTTAGCTATTTTTTCAGTTTTGTCTTTAGCTGCTTGATTATTAATTACTGCTTCTTTTGAATTTTTAAGTTGTTCTTTTCTTGTTGTCACCAACTCATTCATATCAGAATAAGAACTTTTAACATTCTCTGGTACTGTTTTACCTTCAATTATTGCATCGGCTATTGCATTTTTATGTTGTCTTTCTACGATATTATTCCAGCCTAAATCAGTTAACCCATTTTTCATAGATTGTTTTTTATATTCTTCACTTGTTAATTGATAAGATTCTTTAGGAGAATTATCAGCAGTATCTTTTTTAGATTCCAACATAGGCAATTTTGCTTTTGGTTCAGTAATTAATTCTTTAGAATAAGCTTTAGATGTTTTATTGCCAAACATATCTGTAACTTCTACTTTTACTTTACCAAAGGCATTGTTAATTACAACTCCATTGCCATCAGGTGTACTAACTTCTTTACCTGTATAATTAGTTAATAATCTTTTGTTTTTATTTTCCAATTCTTTAACCGTTAATCCGCCTTCAACAGTTTCTAAACTTTCACCTTGAATTAGCTCTCTTTTGTTTGTAGCGTATTCAAATCCTGCCACTTTTAACTTCTTTTGTTTTATTTCGTTATCCCAATTACTTTTTTTGATGTTATCAATATTTGCCTTGTGTTCAGTTTCTAGACTTATTAACCCACTATCATTATCAGCAGTATCTTTAGTAATAGAAGGTGTAGTTGATGATGTTACATCACTATTTACAACATCATTGCCTAATTCTAGTGGCACTACATCGGAATTATTAGCTACTTCGTTTGTTGTACTTGTGATTGCACCTCCGGTTGTTTCTGTGCTTGCTCCTGTGCTTGCTTGTTGATTTCCTTTAACTTCATTGCTAACTTCGCCATTTCCTTGTTGGACATTGACATTGCTTACACCTCCAAATAAATCAGTTTGACCACTTTCCGCATTTGTAGACTTATTTATCTGTTCTGCAATATTATTGTTACTCATATAATCAACTATTTCAGCAGTTACATGACCTATTGCAGCTTTAGTATTCATACCCTCAAAACCTATTTTAGAAGCATATGTGTTTAATATATCATTTATTGGATCACCTTTTTTACCTTTGCCCTGGTCGATAACTTTTAAAACATTATCCAATAATACTTTTTGGTCGGTGTTTCCGGTAGTATTTAAGACATTACCTGCGTTGGTTAATATTCCACTATTCTTTATAGCTTTATTAAATACATTCTTATCACTAACTATAGTGTGTTTTAACCCTGAAATCAACTTCATTTTACTAGCAAAGTTATTTCCCATTACATTTGTGGAGCCTAAACCATCTAACGACATTTGTTGATTTTCTTCAACATCATCAATCATACCGTTTTGACTAACTTTAATCATATAAATAGCTTCTGTAAGTTCATTCTTATTCGGATTATTTTCTTGTATATAATCCATAACCGCATTTTGGTTAGCATCGTTTTCCTTTGATACATTTGGAAATGCTTTACCAATTATAGAAGCTTTATCATAGCTTAAATTCTCGTTTGTTACATGTTGGTATAGCCTATCGTTTAGTTTTGATATATTATATCCTTGTTCAACAAATTTATCTTTAGTAGATAATCCAGTATCTTTTAAATCTTCCAATGTATAATTATTTTCTTTGAATACTTGTGCAGCATCTTTAGGCGTTCCCATTCCTTCACCTATATTTTGCAATGCTCCAATTGTCCTGGCTTGTTTATCACTAATTCCGTCACTCTCTTTTAAGACTATTGCATTCACATTCTCTGTATTAGTCCTATTAGCAAGCTCTACTCTGTGATGGCCATTAACTACCCAGGCTTTACCCTGGTTATCTTGCCACACTGTAACAACACCAGCTTTATTTTTATCAAATTTTTCTGTTCCTGTAAGTTTTTCTCCGGTGCCTGTAGAATTATTGGTATCAGCTTTAAATTGAAATCTCTGAGGATCAACACCGATAGACTTTACATTTACCGCTTTAACTTCTTGGCTATCAGAAATTCCATTGCTATCAGTAGCTACCATTTTGCTGACGTCGGCAATATGATCTAATCCACTGTTATCAACGTTTTGTTGAATGTTTTCAGTTAAAGGTACATTTACATTAGAATTATCTAACTCTTGGTTAGTGACGTTCTGAGGTATGTTCTGTTGTAACTCACTAGCATTACTTGGTTGTTGATTTTCTATAGGAACATTTCTATTACTATTATAAATATCCTCCATAGTATTTAAACCCTCATTACTTCCGTTCTGTTGAATATTAGTTTGAGGTGTACTAATTATATCTTTATTATCAGCTGCTTGTGGCATAGTCTCTGTGGCCTTAGTATTCTGTGCTTCTACTGCGCTCAACACTCTGTTAGCGTTATTTCTATTGATTGCAATAACTTTTTGCTTAGTTGATTCCATAATATCACTTGATTGAGGAATTTTTTCTAATTCATTTGAAATATCTGCAAGGCCTTGAGCCATATCGAAATCGCCATTTTCCATAAAGTTAATTTGATCCTGAGGAATATCTTCATTTTTAGGCATATCATATTTACCTTCATCTGATAATTGTGATAAATCATTTTCAGACATATTAATAATACTACCGCTTTCATCCTTTAAACTAATTTTACCTTTTTGTTTACTTATTACCGTTAAATCTCCCATACCTTTTACTGTAACGATCTTAGAAATATCAAATTTGGGATTACTAACCGGTGTAACAGCATTTAAACCGCCTAAATTAGTTTCAGGAGTTGTAGCATTAACAGGATTACTAGAGTTTAATTTTGGAACTTGATTCATTCCTTTTTGGTACCCATCTATAATATTGGCAATTTCATCTTTATTCTTAGCAGTTTCCAACGCTTCTGTTAATTTAATTTGCCATTTAGGAACTTTATTTCCATTAGCATCAACAAAATTAGAATGTTCCATGAATACACTGTCAATACTAGGTTTTACTTTTCCTACTGAGGTACTATTGGTTGGTGTTTCTGAATATTTTACCCAATAGCCGGTATCTGGAACAACTTCTACATATCCTTTTTTCTTCAATACAACTTTTGGCAATTCAGTTTTAACATATTTAGAAGTTTCTCCTAGAGCTTTACCACCCATTCCCCATATTGCACCACTTAAAAATCCTTTAGTAGCACTATCTGTGGTTTCTTTTAATGTTCCACCTTGCAAAGCGGTTTCAGTTGCATTAAGTCCAGCGAATTCTGTTCCTGTTGATGCTCCTTTAATACCATATTCAATAGCTTTATTTGCTATTTTATTTGTAGCATAATTTCCAGCAGTTTTTCCGGTTACTTTTGCTATTGTTCCAGTGGCTGCATTTTCTACTTGCCCTAATTTAAGGCCAGCATTTGAAAGACTATTAAACCCTCCAACGGAACCTATCATATCAGCTACAAAATCAGTTACTACATTACCAGTTGTTTTAGCTTCACTTTTATAAGCTCCACCTGTAGCAGTACTTCTTCCAGTTTCTAAAGTTCTGTTTATAAATGTATTTCTGTCAGGTGTATCAAGTATATACCCTAAATTTTGTGTTAATTTAAGAGCAGTTCTTTTGAAAGGGTTTGTTTCTTTATCTATTTCAGTATTCATGGTTTTAATATCTTTTGTTGAGAACTTTTTACCTCTATAACTCATGGCCATAGCTGGATCATTTTCCGCAGGTGTTCCGGTAACTTTTTTAATTGGTGTAATTTTATTTTCATCCTGGTTTATTTTATCGTCAGCTATTTTAACCTGATTTTTAGGTTGTAATATTTCATTCAAATAATCTTTATTGAGCATCGGTAATTTTGTAGCATTATTTGTTTTGTCAGAGCTATTAACCATATTAGTATTGTCAGTTTTAAGGTAAGGCAAAGCAATTTCTGCTTTACCTGTATTCGGATTAATTTTAGTTGATACTTTTGAATTAGCTAGAGTTTTTGCAATAGCTTCTTTAGTTGATTTATCGGATTTTTCTTTATCAGCCTTTTCTTTAGCAAGTTTAGCAGCTTTTTCTTCCTCAGTATCACCAAAAGCAGAAAATCCTTTATAAAGAGATTGAGCAAATTTAGAAGTTTTACTTGCGTTTGGTGTTGCTGAATTTGATGTTGAACTTGTCTTAGGAAGAGAAGCACTAACTGGCTCATTTTTCCGAACTTTAGCAGGTACATATTTAGAGTTCCATTCCTTTAAAACAGTTTCAGCTGGCGTATATACGTGTTCTGTTTCTTCATTGCTTGATACATAATTAGTATTCCATTCTTTCATAATACTATCTGCGCTTTTTCTTTTAGTTGCCATAATAACCTCCAAAACGGATTATTTTAATATTGTTCTTTCTTGATATATGCTGCTTCTTGTGCCTTAATAGCAGTTATCGCCTTTTTAAATTGACCTACCAAGTATTTAGAATCAGTCGTACCCATTGAATTATATGCGTTCATTTGTGTAGTTAAAGCATCAATTCTATCACCAAAATAAATCTTGCTATCATCAACAACTGTAGTTATTTTTGAATCAATTTCAGCAACTTTAGCTTTTGCACTTGCAGTATTTAAAGTATCCTGGTATCTCGAATTATCTGTTGCTTGCTCTGATTTATATCTTGAATTATCGGTTGCGGTTGCAGCTTGCGAATCTTTTAATGTTTGAGCGTATCTCGAATTATCTGTTGCTTGTTCATTATTATAACGTGTATCCGCAACTTTATCTCTACCAATATTATAATTATTTGTACTAGTCCACTGATTATCCGCAACTTTGTCTCTTCCGGCTTGATATTCTGTAGCAACTTGTTTATCTGCGTAAGTATGTGCCAAATTATTAATTTCTGTTTGCTTATCAGCTTCCATAGTTGCAAAGGTATTATTAAAATTAGAATCTTCCAAAGCTATATTACTATCTATTTGCCCAAGTGCGCCTGTTCTATTACTATTTATAGCACCAACATATCTATTATTAACCTGGTCCATTTCCGCAAGTCCAGTAACCGCAACCGAACTACGTCCAAGTCCTCTATCTGTAGTAGAATCGCTAAAATTACCTTTAGAGGTATCGTTACTTATATTTTGATTAGCAACTTGTGTATCATAATTTTGATTTACACCAGTTTTTTGATTAGTTAATGCTAGTTTATTGGCTGCCAATGAATTTTTAAGAGCAGTGACTTTGCTATTATATTGAGGATTGATTTCATTTGTAGCCACTGAATTAAATGATTTAAGCTTTTCTGCGTAAGACGTTGCCATATTAAAACCTCCTTTGAAATAAAAAAGACCTATAAAAGTCTTTTAAGGTGTTGTATTCATTGCTTCAACTTTTGCGGTTAATTCTGCAAGAGCTTTTTCTAATTTCTTGATTTTATCATCACATTGAATTATCAGTGCAAGTGCCACCGTTTTAGTATCTATTTTAATCATCCCCTTATTAATATGTTAAATCTGCTTTTTTAAGTGGACCAAAGAATTTAGTAGGACGTTTAGAATTATCCTGTTCAACCAAAAGATAGATACGGTTGAAAACCGGAATTACATTATAAGCATTCCAACTTGTATAACTGTTATCAACGGTTAACTGTTTTTTAGTAGTTAAATCAATTTTATGAGCATAATTTTCAGTGCCATTTATGCCATATATATTACTATACTCAAAATAATAATTATTATTTCTAATGACAATTCCTCTGCTCATAGTAAGCCAAGGGTTATCGTTAATTTTAGTTTCAATTAAAGTACTTAAATTGATTTTATAAAGAGTATCATACCTTTGCAAAGGATGGTATATATCATATTCCCACCTTGTAAATCTGCAAAAATACAACTCACCATTTACAATCTCTATTTCTTTACCTGTTGTGGCAGTTGGTCCTATAGTAGTAAGCAAAATTTCACCAGAACCACTTTGAGTGTATCTATATAAGCCTATTACACCAGAACCGTTATCTTTCATAGCGTAAATATATCCGTTGTAAAGTGAGAAATTTACAACACCGTTGCAAAATGTTGCTATTACATAACTGCGAGATATATCATATATGACTATTTGAAATACATTATTTCTTTTTTCTAACGAAAATACATTGTTGTTTAAAATAGCAAAATCATATATTATACCTAACGAAGCGTACAAAGTAACACTAGTGTTATATACTATATTTTTTCTATATATTTTATTGCTATAAATATAATATACACAATTTTGTAATAGTTTATATGGAGCAGTAACCGCAGAATCGCCTATAATTAATTCTGTTGCATCCTTTGCATAGGTGTAGCCATCAACTACCATCGGACATTTTATTTTCATTGAAATCTTATAAGGATATTGGAATAATGCAACATTATCATAAGTTATTATCGGTAAATACCAATTCATCGAACAAGTACAATTACTTTGTGTGGAAGGTATAAAAGGTATAGAATTTATAAGTTCTGTTCTAGCTGGAACTCCACCCGCACCAACTAAACCCTGGTGGACAATACCATGAGCAGTTGCACCAGTAAATCTAGGTCTTATAGAATCGTCAGTGCCAAAATAAAATATTCTATCTGTATTATTGACCACATTTACTGTGTAATAAGAAACATCAACATCGTTTTGATACGCCCTACCGGCTACATTAACTGTTAAATATATTAATTTTTCATTAAGCGGAACAAACTTTTTATAAGAAGATCCGTTTATTTCGATATCGCCAAAAGTATACTCATTATCTGGGTATTCTGGTGTACTGGAAGTAAAAGGAGTAATTTCATACCTAAAATAGTATTCTCCATTAACCATTTCAAAGTGAAAGTTTAAGCATGACGTTCCATTAATATCTCCATATACAGAGTTATTGCCACTAGCAATATTAAATTGAATCATGTGTGTGGGAATATCACTAGCAAATGATCTAACAGAAGCGTAAAAATCAGCTTTAAGTTCTAAAATTGGTACAGGTTTAATCCTACTAGAATGATTAAAAATAGCTTCTTCTAATGTATCAATATCCACTGCTTTATCTATGAATAGCCTTTCGGTGTTCCTAATAAGTTGTAAATGTAAAAAAGTATCATCACTATATCCAACAGTAGGATAATCTTCTGTACCAACGCTAATAGATATTATTTTTTTCTTTGGATTAATGCCATTTAAGTTTTGATACAAATAATCAATATTTTCTTCTATAAGTTTTAAGCTATTAGGAGTAGTATCTCTTATTGAATTTTTAACATATCTATTCACCTAAATACCTCCATTATCTTGTTATTGATATATCTAAAGTACCATCTGAAAGGTTATCAATAAATCCTTCTGTATTCCTTGATACATAGTACGTTTCAGTTAATGTATTTTCATAAATTATGTCAAATATATCCGGATTAATAAAATCTATACTGCTTACATTATTAACGTCTAAGGTTTCATTTAAGTGTTGATATAGATAGTCAAAAGTATCGTTTAACATTTTTAAACTCTGTGGTGACGTATCTCTTATTTGATTTTTAAGAAATCTATCAAATGCCATTTTATCACCCCTAAATTGAATATATAACTTCTATTTGCTTAATTGTGAAATCTGAACCACTAACATTTTGGAATTTAAAGCTTATTACCTTACCTTTATTTTTAAGTTTAACTTTATAAGGTTGAAATGTAGTAGTTAAAGCTATTGTTTTAGTCTTAATTTTCTTTTCAGAAATAACACTTATAATAATAGATCCGGTGCCTTTGGCTACAAAATGCAATGATTGAACGCTCTTTTTTAAATCTAATTCTCCAAAAGTGAAATCACCAGTATGCCAAGTAGCATCAATTGCTTTATTATTAAATGTTGAAACTAAATCATCATATTCAAACACTACATTTTCATTATTTATAAATAATAGTTTACTATTGTGAATTAAAAAATCATTAACCTCGAACCCTCGTTTAATCATAAAAGTATCTTGGATCATGTCATATTCAATTACGACATTGTTACGCCAAACTGATCCTGGCCCTTTGATTGCCAAAATATATTTTTGTTTGAATATGATTGCAACTGCTACCGACATATCAACTTCACCTCTTGGCAAAGCTTCAAATTCATCTTTAATTTTTTCTGATAAATATTTTATACTTACACCATCAAAGAGGAATATTCCCATATTTGTTGCAAAAAATATACCAGTATTAAAACTTCTGATCGTCTTATTAACTATTACTCCTTGAACATTGTCTGCAATTTGTGCCACAGTATAGTTGATTGGTGAACTACCGTATATGCGGTAAACATTATTAGTCTTAAACACGATAATATCATCAAATAAACCTTTAATACCGACAATAATGCCATTATCCCATGTGGGTATTTCTACAAAACCACCATGTCTATTGGCTTGGCCTTCGGTTATTGGCATGGTAAAGTCTTCTGGATCAAAATCTTTAGAAAACCATACAGTATTAAATAAACTTCCACCGGCCAACCACAAACGTTCTTTAAATAATTCAATATAACGAGCCGGTGGTGCGGAATTACCACTAGACATAACAGAGCCGCTACCATCTTTTTTTAGTCTCCTGATTTTATTAGAACCAACGCCACCTGGCGTAATATCAAGATGTTCAATTACTTTTACCACTGACCATCTGTTTGTAATAATAGTCATAAACACATCACCAGATTGATAATTTATAGAATCTGTTTCAGAACTATTATTTCCAACATCATCATCTAACAACTTTACAAATGTATTGGCTTGTTGATTTAAAATATAATTTTCACCTTTCATATCAGTAATTATTATGACACCGACTATATCATTTGAATAATCTGCATTAGAACTATAAGAGTTTGAAGTAGCATCTGAATAACTAAATATCGACATAAGGCCAATACGTAAAGTTTCATCATAAGTTCCGAAAAAAGCCGGATTAAATGCCGAATATCCTTGACACAAACTTACGTTACCTTTAGTAATATCACAATTTTTAGATTCGCAAGCTTCGTTTGCTTTTAAATATTGTGGATCTTTAGATTCGTTAATGCCACCATCAAACCCTAATATTATTTTTTGCTCTCCCATATTCCCACTTCCTTACAAAATATCAATTACGTCAGAATAACTAGAAACATAATTATCTATTGGAATTGAATTATAAATACTCATATATAAATCGTAATACACTGTATTGTCCGTTATTAGAAATAAAGCATAGTAAACTAACCCTTGATGGAATACTGTTTTGATAACAGGAACGTCAGCATCAATTTTTAGTTCTTCCGGTTTTATTCCATATACTAATTTTATGCTGATAACATTACAATCTAGTAATAGATCATCACGTATCATTATTTTGTTAGCTTTAACTTCTAAATAATGCCTGGGGATTTTAATTGTAGTCTCTAGTAAATCTATGTCAGTTACAGTGACATAAAGTGAATGATATACTAAAAAGTCTACAGGTAAATCCAAAGTATTAGAAGGAGACAAAAATTCTGTCTCTTTGATAATACAATCTTTTTCTGCAAATATAACATAAGCCTGGTTAATAGCACTTTTAATAAGTGCCATTTCAGAATTTTCATTACCCTTCAATTTGAGTTTGCCCTTTATAATATCTTGAATATCTTTAAACCTCATTATTTAGCAGCCTTTGTTGCAGCCGCTGGTTTATTGATACCAATTATTGAATTAAACTCATTTAAAAGGGCGTTTGCTGCATTGAAGTTATTAACCAATGTTTGATAATGGTATGCTCCATAAGCTGCAAGTACCGAATGGTAAATAGTCTTTGCTTCTGGCTCTTTGTCTCCATCCACTTTTAGGTCCATATCAATAGGTACATAATTATAGATCATAGTTAAAGGCCCGACTATATCGCTATCAGAAATCATAATAAAATCATCCTCTAAGTAAAAATCATTTTCAGAAAGTTTCATACCATCTGTTGTTAAGAGCATTGACAATGTTAAAAAATCCACTGGCATAATTGATGGAATATTTTGAACTACAGTAACATCCACCGTTTTAGATTTCTTACTTTGAGTAGCAATAAGTTTAATACCGGCATTTATTCCGGCCATTACTACTGATTCAATTTGTTTATCGCCCTCTTTTGCATTGATTCTATTAAGTGCTAATTTGTAAATTTGTTTAAGCTTCATTGATAATTCCTCCTTTGGTTGTATTAGAATTTAGTATCATATTAAATTCATTAAGAAACATAGTTGCGCTTTGATATTGTTTCTGGCTTAACATGTACTGGTAAGCAGCATAAGCCGCCAAACTTGTACAATATATATCTTTTAATCCTAGCGCAGTTGTTTCAGCAGTTACAAATACAGGTATAAATATATATGTTAAGGTAAATGTGCCTGTAGTTATTTCGCCTACTTTAGGTATCAACAAATCACCTTCGATTAAATAATCTGTCTTAGCTAAAATTCCATAACTAGAATGTTTTATTTCAACTAATTCAAAATAATCCGTTGGTAAACTTATTTTTTCGGAATATGTCAAAGATGCTACTTTAGTCTTTTTATCTTTCGTAGTCGATATAAAGCAATAACCCTGGTTAATAGCATTAATTACTATTTTATCTATCATAGTTTCACGATCTTCTATGTCTTCGTCACATCTAAAATATGCAAGATCAATTATTTCTTTTAAAGTCAATTTGTAACCTCCTTAAATAAAAAAGAACCTATAGTGAATAGATTCTTTGGGTTTTATAGGAACATTAAACGGGAACCTATATATGGACTTGAAGAAGTAGCGGAATATGCTCGATAGACGCAGAATATACCCGAAGGATTACTATCTGACTTATGCCCACCAAAGTACGGTACAGTAGAAGCCGTTAAAGAACCACAATCCGCATAATATGTTGTTGTACTTCCTATAGCAGTCTTAACTGTAAATCCTGTTTCAGTTCCACCTTGAATTGTATCAATAAAACCACTTACATCGGTAGATGCACCAATTCCATAATTCTCATAACTGGTTCCAATATCATTAAATGTTTGATTTGCTATTAACATATTTCTACTTGCATCGTTAAAAAAACCGTCTAACCAACAACGTAAATTACCGTAAAAATCTTCAATACCATATAATTTATTTTGTAGTTTACCAGTAGTTTCGCCATAGTACATTCCTTTTATATTTGAACCGCCAGTATTCTTTAATGTACTGGAATCGACATTACCTCTACCCAATGCGGTTTGAGAATCCCTATTTTTAAACTGAATAATATATAGCACTTGCAGCATTAACAATTGATAATAGGCCATCTGATCATATCCGCTGCCACTAGCTTGTGCTAATGTTCTAAATGCTCCAATAGTTAAACTGGTGGTAGGTGTTAATCCACTTAAACTTCTTAATTTACTTGCTAAACTATTTCCCAAATAAGCACTAATATAACAGAAATCTTTCTCAGCAGTACCCCTCATATGCGCCAAACACTTATAAGTATCATCAATCTTAGTATCTGAATATCTAATTGTTAAATCAGTACCAACAGTTTCAAATTTCCAGTATATCTTAGGAAATTCCACCATAACATCACCATCAACGCCAGTTGTAATATCACTTGCGGTTATACCATCAATCTTTTTAGTATAATCGTTTGGATTAAGATAGTAATTAACTACACCATTTAGTAACAAACATGGTTTTATTGCATTGAAAGGGAATTTATCTTCCCATGATCCATAAGTAAATGCTCCATTATTACCAAGTGATGGAGTAAAGCCTATAGCATCATCTGTATATGTTAGTGCATCCCCTGGACTACTATTGAGCGTGTCTATTTTAACACCGTATGTTTTAGAAGTTATAGGAGCATCTATTACACTGTAAGGTTTTAATATTCCTCGTACTGTAAAAGCATCAACATATCCGTAGTTACCACTTAGAAAAACAATTTCAGCATAATGCTCTTTATCCTCTAAAGAAAAGTCACTATAACCTATTTGTTGGTATAAATCAGAGTCATTTATTAATAATGTATTATGCGATGTTCCGTCTATTATTATATCCATTGTCGTGATAGTATCTGACCTTATTTTAGTTATATATTTAAACGATGTTCCTGTAAAATTAAACTTAGCACTGCTATTTGCGGCATTGGTGGCCCTAGAACCACCATTCAAATAGTTTGCATTTGTTGATGCAGACCATGTCCCAATATATTCAATATTACTATCCGTATCATCATAAGTAACCTCTGCAACCTCAACAACCACACTATTCTTATTTCTATATAACCCTATACCATGTTTATTTAAGATTTTGTTTATATTCATATTTACCTCCTATACTGTGGCGTTATAAGGTTTTAGGATTCCTCGGACTTTGAAAGCATCAATAATACAATATTTTGCTTCTAAATTAATAATTTCTACATAATGTTCTTTGTTTTCT